CATCTATCGAACCCCTTACATCATTCCTGCATTTTCACATAATTCATTAATTCTTAAACAAAAAGAGCTACTCGTAATAGAAGAAAAAAAGGGGCTTTCGTTGAAAGTCCCTCAGGGTGGAGCCCAGGGGACTATAATCGAACCCCTAACCAATCTCCTCTCCTTCCTTCATTCTACTCGAGTGGCGTAGTAGCGCTATGTACGAAGCTTTTCCATTACAATGGCCTGTAGGCTATAAGCGGACTCCGGAAAGGGATAGGTTCTCTTCTCAGTTCAAGCAAACTATGCCCGGGGCGCAGGCATTTCTCAAAAAAGAAATCGAGCGCCTGAAAGCTACTGATCTCATTATTTCAACAAATATACCGGTACGCAAAAGTGACGGCGGATTTTATTCCGACTGGATGAGCCGGCGCATGGAAGATCCTGGCGTGGCTATCTATTTTAAAGTGGATGGCAAAGACAGGTCTATGTGTTGCGACCAATACCTTAAAGTTTGGGAAAATATGTACGCACTTGGAAAAGGGCTGGAAGCTTTGCGCGGCATAGAGCGGTGGGGAATCAGCGAATTTTTAGAACGAGCCTTCACCGGGTTCCCGGCGCTGCCTGAGTCGTCAACGCTCGTTGAAGAAAGAATTTGGAATATCCTGGGATTAAGTAAAAGAGCTTCATCACCTGCAGAGATAAGGGAAGCATACAAACGACAGGCAAGAAAATGCCATCCTGATGCCGGAGGCACCGCTGATCAGTTTGACTTACTGCAGAAAGCCTACAAACAAGCCTTATTTCAATTTAATGAACAAATTTAAAATAACGAATGAATAGGGAACATAAAATAAAAACAGGCTAAAACGCCCCAGCCAGGCAAACCATACAGTTTTATTTATTGCTGTAAATAAAACTGAATCGCCGCCCAAATCGGGCGGACAGACAGGCTCTTCGGAGGCGTGCCACTGGCTATGCCTTTACCCTTTTTAAACAGGGCCGGAGACGGGCTGTAGCAACGCCTTTGCGCTTTCAACGTAAAGTTAGCAACAATATTATATCTATTTAAAATTTATTAAAATGCAACATACAGAGTCTTCCATTAAAGTTTATCAAACGTACGATTATGACCGTTTCCGAATGATTAATGGCAACCGCGGCATCAATCTTAATAAGATTCAAAAAATTATAAAGGACGTACAGGGCGGTAATAACATGCTTCCTTATAAACCAATCGAAACAAATGAGCGCGGAAACATGCTGGATATACTCGATGGGCAACACAGGTATATTGTCAGTAAAAAAACAAATAATCCTGTTTTTTATTTCCTGGTGGCCGAAGAAAAAACGATGAATAATATCGCTACTGTAAACAGCCTGGTAGATAAATGGAAATACACTGATTATATAAATTGTTACAGTGCCCAAAATAGCCAGGATTACAAGGAATTGGGTGAAGCCCTGAACCGTTATAAAACAACTCCTGGAATTACGATCGTATTATTCGAAACCGGCATTCCTGGTAAAACAAGTGCCGGAAAGTTGTCAGAAAATTTCTTTTCAGGCAAGTTTAAGATCCGCCATAGAATGGAAGCGCTTGAACTTTTAGACTTGGCAAAATCATTTGATTTTTACGATCAATGGAACTGCCGGGAATTCATAATTTCTATTTATAAAATCAAGAAGGCAAATTTAATTTCAATGGATGAATTGAAAGATCAATTGCATAAGCATAAGGATAAGCTGCTGCCACAAAAATCATCCAAACAATTTTTATTTCACCTGGAACAAATTTTCAACACCGGTAAACAAAAAAGATGCGTGATATCATGATGGAATTTTCTGAAACAGAACGCTCCATCATTCAAAATATGATGGCTACTAAATCTCATAAGGAGATTGCTTTTATGGTTGATAGAAACATAGAAGATGTAGCCGCATTCATAAAAAAACTTTGCGCGGAAACGGGATTGCCTGCCAGGCAGCAAAAGCTTGATGATAAAAGAAAGCACAGGCCGGACAAAGTTTCTTTAAAAAAACTTGAAAAGAAATCAGAAGCGGCACTGCTAAACCGCGAACAAAAAGAGCGAAACCGGCAAGAGCGCAGAAGAATAAATCACGAGAAGGAAAAGGAACGCATAGAAAATGAGCAGCGGTTTGAAACCAAAAAAGAGGATTATTCCAACAAGGTGATGGTAAAAGTTGACCGCAATACTTACATCTACGCCGAGCGTGGAAAAGAACAGCAGGCACGTAATGAATATTTAAATAGGTATTGACTGTAATTAAAAATAAATCATGGCTACATCAAAAATAGAATGGACAGATAAAACCTGGAACCCTGTAACCGGTTGCACCAAAGTAAGCCAGGGCTGTAAAAATTGTTATGCAGAAAAAATGTATGAGCGCTTTCACACAAAAGGATCTTTCAAAATTGTCGTAATGCATCACGATAGGTTAAGTCAGCCGGCGGACTGGAAAAAGCCATGCAAAATATTTGTCAACAGCATGAGCGACCTTTTTCATGAAGAAGTATCTTTTGTGTTTATCAACGCCATTTTCTCTGTAATGTCAGATTGGAGCAATCACATTTTCCAGGTGCTGACCAAGCGCCCGCAAAGAATGCTTGAATTTTTTGAATGGAAATACAGGCAATTTAATATTCAATGGGAGCCGTCTGATAATGTTTGGCTCGGAGTGAGCGTAGAGGATCAGGCAACCGCCAACGAAAGAATTCATTACCTGAATTACATACCTGCAGCCGTTAAATTCCTATCATGCGAACCATTACTCGGGCCAATTGATTTTGAAAAATCTATTGGCGAAAGTTTAAAATGGCATGCAGGCGGATTAAAGAACTGCATTAGCTGGATAATCGTTGGCGGCGAAAGCGGCCCCGGAGCCAGGCCCATGCATCCGGATTGGGCAAGATCCATTCGCGATCAATGCGAAGCTGCAGGTGTTCCTTTTTTCTTTAAGCAGTGGGGCGAATTTGGCTATTTCGAACGGTTTCCGATTGAAGTTGATTACCTCAGAAAGATCAAACATTATTGGTCGGATGGGCGCTATTACATTGTTGAGAAAAGTACACCCGCCATTAATATAACCAACTTTCCTATCGCTTGCCGTCTTGGTAAGAAAGCCGCAGGCAATCATCTCGACGGTAAACAATATCTCGAATTCCCTAAAACAAAAAATCAACTTATAAGTTGATTTACTATAAAAAATAAAATCATGTGCAATTGCATCAAAGAAACAACAAAAACCGCCAGCAAACATATTGTTGAAAAGATAGAAAAGGAAACCAATGTTGCTGAGTGGCTCAACAAAGGGATTTTTGATAATGTAGGCTATTCTCCGAACGGCGGCAGCAAAATAGGAATGCCTTTCATCGTTAATTACCGAAGACGGAAATCGAACGGCGAACCAGAAAAAAATGTTACTACGAAGCACACTTTTATTTACCCAACTTATTGCCCGTTTTGCGGTGAAAAATGTTAGAAGCTGCTACCATACCGTTCGTTGAAGTTTCCGTGCCGGAAGAGCTGGTGAACTATGCATTGACAGAAACGAAGGTGTGTGGGCAATACCTAACCACAAGAAAAAAAGGGAACCGGACGCATCCTTACATGAAGGTGCTAGGGTTATACCTTCTTTTAAAAGCCGAGAGCCCTGGCTCCGGATTGATCCAAAACTATGTAAAACAAATTCCGGCGTTGTGCGCCAACTTCTCTCTTTCGCGGCGATCGTTCTACTACCTTCTTGGTGCGCTTGAGCGAATGAAGCTGATAACGAAAGAAGATGGCAATCTCCGGATCGCCAGTTGGCAGCAACTCGGAAAAACACTCAATATTTCAACAAAAGGAAAAACCAAAATACAATTCAATTATGATGGTAAACAAAAAATTCATTGGTGGTTTGCCGCCTTAGATATTAAAGGCAACCAGGAAACCCAGCAGTATATGATCTGGAAAAAAGTGAACAAACATTCGGAAGCAAAAAATGAACTACTAACGGCAATGCGTAAACGCGGTTTTGATGATAGCAAAATCAACAACCCGGAATATTTTTCCGGCCGCTTATTCGAGCTGTATGTAGAAGATTTCCGCACCGGCACAGAAGTCCACGACATCCTCATACATATACGGTCGGATACCAACAGGAGCGTAAAAAAATTAGCGTATGACTGGTGCATTAGCTCGCAGTTGACGAGCTATTGGAAAAAGAAAATGCGCCAGCAGCAGATCATAGATGTGGTAAAAATGCAGGTAGTGAGCGAGTGGACGCGCGGTACCAATGAGTGCCATAAGAACAAATTTTGCCATGTTATTTGGAACGATAAACTAAAAGAAAGAGTATGGTTTTTATGCGATCAGATAAGCGTACTGATGCCCTGGAAGTGGCAGGAATTTTTGGAAAATTTAAAGGCCGCGTAGCGCGCCCAACCGCCCAGTGCAAAAAATTGTATGAACAGTAAGTGGATAAATGTTGTTAAGAATATTTTACATACTCAGCATACTTAACATAATACTGTGCATAATATGCATAGTATGTACAGTAGCGGCTTTCAAAAGTTTTCAACATGTGCATTAATCAAACGAATAAAACCCTTAAATGTGAACAACTATGGACGAAAAACGAACACCATGCCGGTTTGATATGTTTACCAGGAGAAAAAAGACGGCAACGGCGCCGGTAAAAAATGCGAAAGAAATCTTTACCTACCGTGGGGACCGGTATTCGAGCGAGCCGGAAAAGATGCTGCAGCTGCTGATCGGGATGGTAAAAAACCACCGGCGCCAATTTGCAGTGATGATGATAAGGGATAATAGTAAACCGCCGGGTAACCCGGAACATATCATCCTGAAAATTTTAAATGGAGAACCGAAAATTAACCGGCTGCCGGAATATTCAGAACTGATAAAAAATTATTCTCTTCCGGAATATTTGAGTTATGAAATAACCGACTAAAAAATTTAAATATGGTTTATATAGACAATTTCAATGCGCCATTTTTAAGAATGAAAATGTGCCACATGATTGCTGATTCAACTGAAGAATTGTTAGCCATGGTTGATAAAATTGGAGTTAGTAGAAAATGGATTCAATACCCTGGCACCTACAATGAACACTTTGATATTTGCTTAACTAAAAAACGTAAGGCATTAGAATTAGGAGCCACAGAAGTTTCTGCAAGAGAATTAGCAAAAAAGATTAACGAAAGAAATTTATTAAACTCAATTAATCAAAATGAAACTACTCCTCACGCGCCAATACCTTGATGACCTCTGCGGGTATTTTCTGCCCTACATGATCATGGTGTTAGAAAGCCGGCTGAAGCTGAGCCGAAATACCGAAAACGAATTGGCTGAAATCGTTTGCCTCAGCGTGTTAGAAGATTTGGAAATCATGTTTCAAAGAAAAACTTTGACCGTGCAACAAAAGTTTACCATCAAATTAAAAAAAGCGGAAGCCGTGATACTGATGAAATTAATGATGCAGTTTCCGCTCAATGCGGAAGAATTCTGGCGCATGAATTTAAGAAACCAAATTATAGAACAGCTACACAAACAACTCGTATGATGCCCACATTTTTAGGCGAGCCATTTTATCCCTGGGGATTCCCATTGCCAGCTAAAGAAATAGTTTTTCAATTTAAAGATACGCGTCAATCTGTTGAAGAAATAAAGTTGAAGTATTATGAAGAAAAAACCTCTGAAAAGGAAGTGGAATTGATAAAAGAATATGTGTTGTATTACATCGGCGCGCCGGTTTTCAAAGTAGAATTTGATAACCAGGCCCAGGAAGAATTTTTTAAAACACAAATGCCTTTGGACGATATGCTGGATTTCTTGTTAGATGCAGGGATAGATCCTTTGTAAACCTCACCCCGGCCCTCTCCCGAGGAGAGGGGGAAGAAATTAATTTAATAACATTTAAAAATAAAAACGATGACTTCACTTCAAAAAGCAATTGTAAAAAACCTGCTGGAAGGCGCTACCATCGCCAACTGTAAAAGCAGCGGCTTCAGGCTGCGCACGCACAACGGTTCGGTAATAGCAAAATTTTATTCGCCCACATTTTATTCGCTAAAAAAATATTTGCGAAAAGAAAAGAGCGGATTGTTTGTGATCAATAAAAATGAAGTGCGCCAGCTTCATGGCAAGTCCTGGATAAAGAAAGAGTATAAAAAATTACAAACCGCGTGAGGCTTGAATTACATATCAACGGATCTTTTTTTTATGCTGCAGAGATAGAGGAAAAGAAAATGGCACCATTTGCATTTCAATTTAAATCAAGAGTCAGCATGAACCAGGAAACAGTAAATATGTTGGTAATGGTACTAAAGGCACATTTCTACAAGCAGCTTTCAAACGTAAGTGAATACGAAATATATTTTGTAGCAGAGAGTAGAGGGGATTCAATTATCATTTAAAAAATTAAAACCATGTTTTTTCCTAGAACTTTAGATGAAGCCGTAGATTATTTACTACCAAAATTTGACGGCATGGAAAAATATTTCGGGATGAATGAAGAAGAATTTACATCTTTTTGCCACAGCCAAAGAAGTGGTGGAATAGGAATGTCTATTAGAAATGAAATGGGTTTCTGGACCAAAAACACGCTAATTTATAAGCACATGATTGAAGTGCAGAAATTGGATCATCCGGATGCGATGAGCAAGTTAATTCTAACCATGATTTACAGGAAAAAAGTATCTCAAATTAATCAACTTAAAAAATAAAAATGCAATACAGCCCAAAATTAAAAATAGCAATGGAGGAGATTAAAGAAATTCTCAACAAGCATGATATCGCCGGATTTATTATTCTTCATACGCCCGGCTTTTCTGAATACCTGAATCATTTAATGGCTTCATATTCCTGCGCGAAAGTTATGCCTGATGGAATCAGGCTAAAATTAAAACAAAGCGAAGTTGGAAAAGAAAAAGCTGAACAGATAGCAAATGACACTTTTAATATGATCGTTCATTTAACCAGGCATCTCTCGAATAATTCAATGATGTATATGAATTGTGAAAAATTATTAAAAGAAAAATTAGGTGGAACTGAATTACCTGGAGGCGGCCATACTTCGCATGAGCAACAAAATAATTAAAACTAAATATATTTTTCAAAAAATCTAAAATAATGAAAGTAATATCACTCCTTCAGCCATGGGCAACACTTGTTGTTACCGGCGCTAAAAAAATTGAAACTCGTTCCTGGAACACTACTTATAGAGGCCCATTACTCATTCATGCAAGTAAGAAAATGACCAAGGCCCAGAAAGAACTAACACATTCAAAAATGTTTTGGAGCAAATTAAAACATTTGGAAGAGTTACCACTAGGTTGTATTGTTGGTAAGGCTGACATCATAAAAACTGCTTCAACAGAATATTTCAATTGTTTCTTTCAAGTAAAAAAATTTAAAGAATTACAGGCTCTTACCGGGCCGGGATCGGTTAATTTAAAAACAAAAGACGAGCAGGCGTTCGGTGATTTTTCAAAAGGAAGATTTGGCTGGCTTCTTAAAGATCCTGTTTCATTTGAACATCATTATCCTGTAAACGGGAATAGAAGCTTGTGGGATTTCAATGAAAGAATTTGTTTACAATGCGGATGCTCAGAAAGCGACGCCTGCGTAGACCCGGACTTTGGTTCGTGCTGGTGGGCGGAAGATTATTTATGCAGCCACTGCACAAAAATAGTTTAAAACTAAAAATTAAATCATGAATATTTATTTCCATCCTGATATTGACAAAAAACAAAAAAGGTTTTTGTTTATGGAGCCCAAATATTATGAAATGCTTGCGATGATTTCAAATGGGTTTACGGCTAAGGAATGCAGCAAAGAATTAAAAATTTCATCACGCACTATCGAGGCAAGGCTGGTAACGCTGCGGGAAGAATTTGAATGCAAAAATACGATTCATCTAATTGCAGAATTAGTCAGAAAAGGAATCATAAAATAACACTTTACTTCATGGAATTAAAAAACATCGAAGCCGCCAACAAATTATTTGAGCAATTAAAAAACGTGGACGCGGCCATCCACGCAATCAATAAGCTGGCGAAGAAAGTAGTGAATACAGAAACCACTTCTTTACTGAAGCTAACGGTCATAGATGAACGTAAAAAAAATGAGGAAGCTTCAAAAGCTTCTTTTGATGAAGACGGCTCATTGATCGGCCCCCAGGAAGAAATGTTGAGGAGGCACCTAACCCAGTCTTTTAGTTTGAATTTTGGAGGATTTTTTGGAGGCTTTGCAAAAGGTAGCCAGGATAAACCTGCGGAAGAAATCTCTCACGATCTCACAGAAGGGGAAACGATGGCGCTTTTGCAAATGCTGCTGCATATAAAAAATAAAACACGCAAAGCAATTATTGAACAATTAAAAACCTTGGGATTCCGGGAATAAAAATTTTTAAAAATGAAAACAATATTTTTTATTGATGAAGTGCGCGAGCTGGTTGATAGTTACGCGAATAAAAAAATAACGATTGCAAAACTCACAGAAGCCAAATTAGTAAAAACTTAAAATTTAAAATAATGCAAAACGACATCTCATTCTGGAAAAAGTTCATCGAACTTAATTTGAATTATAACATAGATTATATGGTTGAAAATTCAATAAAAGATTTCCATTTCAAAGGATTGAACTACATCTGCTTTCAGTTTATGCCACATTTAACTGTGAGGCTTTATGTAATTGAACCGTCAGAACCTGTGGACACAAAAAACGTAAACATTCATAATCATTTGTACGATAGTCAAATTTTGGTTTTGACAAGTAGTATTACGAATAATGTTTATAAAAAAATAGATGGTGAAGATTACAACCATTACTATTTGACAAGTGCATTATGCCCAACGAATGAAAGTAAAAAAATAAAACTGGATACGCTTGGGAAATGCAGCTTAGAGCAAATTAAAAGTATTCAGTTATTTCCAGGCGATTCGCATTTTCAAGACCATACAGAAATTCATAACGTAGAAAACGACACCACAAAATTGACAGCCTTTATGGTGTTTGAATTTCCAACTGTAAAACACAATTCAATACTATTTAGCAAAAAAGATTACGGGAAAACAATACCAACAGATAATTGCTATAATAGATTTTCAGCAACTGAAATTAAAAAACATTGGGAAGAAGTTGAGCCCGGATATTTTGATAGAAACAGAAAATTTATAGACAAAGATGGATGGCTTAATGCAAACATGTTCTTTTTTAAAAAACTCACTAAAAAAGGTGAAAAACTTATTGATGTAAAAGATGGCTGTTTTTTACGTCCTAAAACTTTAGGGGTTGTTTTAAATGGCGCCTAACGGACGGGTGTTGCCGATGTACCGGCAATAGCGTTTCGTCAGCTTGGTAAGTTAGATGAAGTTCTTAAATAGTACAACAGTTCAATACAATTCCGTCAGCCGGTATATTGGCAACACAATGTTACCGGAAGGGCGGCAAATTATAGAAAATGATGAATACAAATAAACCACTTGGCAAAAAGGCTTACGGCTCAATTCCGCATCTTCCAGGTTCAAGACTTGGACCCGGCGATTATTGCATAAGTGAAGGGCAGGCACGAATAGCAACCGAAAAGCCAAGAGATAAGCACGACCTAATAATTGTGCAAGAAAAACTGGACGGTTCAAATGTAGCTATTGCCAAACTGGATGGTAAAATACTTGCCTTAACCAGGGCAGGATATTTGGCAAATACATCTCCTTTTAAACAGCATCATTTTTTTGCAAAATGGGTAGAAGAAAATAAAGCCAGATTTGTTGCTTTACTGAATGAAAAAGAAAGATTATCAGGTGAATGGCTTGCAATGGCGCACGGAACACGTTACGATTTACCACATGAGCCGTTTGTTTGTTTTGATTTAATTACAGGAACCGAAAGAATTATTTATAAAAACTTTGAAGCAAGAGTAAGGAAACAGGATTTTATTATCCCAAATCTGCTTCACATTGGCGGCAGCTTTTCCATTGAAAGTATGATAAGGGCAATTTCAAAAAGTGGACATGGTGCGATTGATGAAGTAGAGGGTGCAATTTGGCGTGTTGAAAGAAAAGAGAAAGTTGATTTTTTATGTAAATATGTTCATCATAATAAACAGGATGGAAAATATTTTGAAGAAGTTACAGGTAAAGGTGAGGTTTGGAACTGTGATGTTTCTCGCTGGTAGCCTTGCCGGTAACGTTGAAGCATTGGCGATGGCCGCCAATGCGAACACTGAATAATCACAGACTGTCCGGCGGCTATTGCCAATGCAATGTTATATGCTGTGTATTTTAATCTTTAAAAAATGAAAGAATGGAAGTAAATCAAAGAAACTTAATGGCTGGTAATTACATTGATGTCATGGGAACTTTTCAAATTGTATTAGGTATCGTTTTTCGTGAAGAACTCGGTAATTGGTTCATTCAGCACACTGGAAGCGATTCTGAAAATATACCAATACCTTCTGGAATTGAATTTACAGGAAAAGGTATTTATGCGACTAAAGAATGGAAAAAATGGCTCGGGGTAGAAAAAAGACGTTTCCCGAAACATATAAAGTTTGTGCATGAAATTCAAAACTATTGTCTTTGGCATTTCGGAATTATGCTTTCTGAAAATGTAGACTTTGATTTATTGCCTGAAATATGTAACGTTTCGGGGCATAGCATATAACGTGTTAGGGCTTTGTGCAGTATGGGAAATCAAGGAACAAAAGTTCAGCTCTTGCACACAGCCAAATTGAAAAACTAAAGTTCAGAATGTGTGCGTCTGCCCATATTGCACAAAACCCCTTGTTATCGGTTCGTGCCGGGCTATTTGAAAAGAATTGTCAAACCAAAAAAGTAAAACTATAAAATGAAAAAATGCTACATAGCCGGGAAGATTGGCGACTTGCCCGAAGCTGAATACAAAGCCGCGTTTGAAAAAGCAAAAGAAGAAGTAAAAGCATTGGGCTTTGAGCCTGTAAGCCCTGTTGATTTGCCACATAAGCATGGAAGAAGTTGGGGCGAATACATGAGGGAGGATTTAACTGAAATGCTTAAATGTGATAGCCTTTATGCTTTAAGAAATTGGCGGCTGTCACCCGGTGCAACGATTGAAATTAATACGGCTATGTCTGTCGGATTACACATCATCCATCAATAGGACTGGTAGGCATGACCGATAACGTTTCACGGCTTTCTGATGCGGGGATTCAATGAACGTCAGCCCACTAACGCACCACAGCCAGTAAACGAACAAATGTTCAGGATTTGCACTTTCGCCACCGTATCAGAAAACCGATTGTTGGCGGTTCGTTTTTTCCGCTGTGAATTTTAAAGACTATAAAATAAATTATATGATAAAAGCAAATGAGTTAAGAATTGGGAATTATGTTCAACATGAACCGTACCCGGATGAAAGATGGCTGGTTGATATGCGGTTACTTGAATCTATAGACCTCGAATTAGTGGAATGCGTGGGTATTCCTTTAACGACTGAAATATTAGTTAAATGCGGGTTTGAGTTATTCCCCTGGGGATGGGTAAGCAGAGTAGCAAACAAAAGAAGTGTTCGCATCACAGCGTTTCACTTTTTGTTTGAAAGAGAGGGACAAACGTCTTTGAAAATAAAATCGTTGCATCAACTTCAAAATTTATATTTCGCTTTAACTGGTGAAGAGTTGGAAGTCTCGTTAAAATGACCGCCAACGTTGAAGCATTGGCGTCTGTTGCCGCTTCCTGTTGCTAAATTGAAATACAAATGTTGATTATTTATTCGTCTGCTGAATAGCGAACCTGCGGCAATAGCGCCAATGCAGTGTTACAGGCAGGCGGGCAAAAAAAATAGTTCTTTGAAATTGAAGGGAAAAATATTTTTTTAAAAAAAGTTGAAAAATATTTTGTTGGTATCAAAAATGATACTATATTTGTGTAACAAAACAATTAAAGCAGGCGGCAACTGGGTAAATACGGCGAAAAGAAAATGGCACGTCAATTAACTTCAACAGAAAAAAAAGAATTAAGAAGCTGGGCTAAACACAATAGTCTTAATCTTGATTACAACAAAAAATTAGATTTTGGACACGGATTTTGGCAAGGTGAGGATATTGCTTCATTAAAGGCGGCTTTATTAGACTTACAAGACGCTTCTGCCCTTAGGCAGAATGCAAGAATTGCCGTTGGTGAAAAATATGTTGCTTATGATGTGGTAGCCCACCTGGGTAATGAAAACGGTTTAGAATTGATTGGCTATGAAGGCAAAGAGTATTGGATAAATTTCAAAAGCCTTCCTTATGTGAATGGTTATTTGGCAATTCCTAAATTACTTTTGAAATAATGGACGAAAAAAAATTAAATGAAAGCCGTCAACAAATAGCGGCTTTCATTCAAAATAAACGCAACGAATTAGGCATCTCTCAAGCCGTATTAGCCGAACAAACCGGAATGGGAATTGCAACAATAAAGCGTTTTGAAAGCGGTAAATATTGGTTAAATATGAAGCAGTATATTTTGCTTCGTGACGCACTACAACTGCCTACTTCTTTTTAGATTTTCCCCTCAATTTATTTTATAAAAAATTACAGTGCCTGCAATCGCTGATGGTGGTAGCTTGCCTGTAACGTATTCATTAACGAACTTAAACCAATACACAATGTTTTACAGCGAAAATGTGCCGTTGATAGCGGCAAAGCCTGCCCTTGTTGAAGGCAGGTATAAAATCACAACCGAACAAAAAGAACGGTTGAAAGAGCTGGAAGAAAAGTTACATATTCCGGCATCGGCTTTAATCCGCATGGCGCTGGATAGTTTTTTGCCAAAAACAAATAACCAGGGATTTACTGAGAAAGGAATTAAAGCCGGGTACTTAAATGGAAATTATTAACCCAAAAATCAATATCATGAAAAAATCAGATTACATTTTAATTTCTATCCTAACGGTGCTGGCTATTGCCGGCGTAATTATCAAAGGGTATTTTGGCGGCCTCCTCACCGGCAGCTGCGCGGCTACTTTGCTTTTTGTAACTATTGGTAAAATAGCTTACCACAAGGCAAAGAAAAGAATGGACAATTTAAATGAAGCGATCTATCATGCCAACAGCGTGGCGAAGCAAATGGATGATAGTGAACCCACAAATAAGTAACATTTTAATTTTCTACGATTCCGGGTCCTGCAATGCATCAAATTCGTCCTGGAGCGCATCTATCTGGCTTTGCACTTCGGCAACGGCCTGGGCAAGCAAAAAGCTTTCCATATCAGCCAGCGAAGTAGTGAGCGCTGCGGGTGGCGCCGATGGCTGCGGGCGCTTCTTAAGCACAATTACTTTTTGTGTGTCCGGCAGCGCCAATTCTGCTTTGATTACATTTAAATAATCGAGCGTTGTTTTAAGGCCAGTTGCCGTGATGAAGGTGGTGTTTAGCATTTTGTTTAATTGTTAATTGTTAATTGATAATTATTAATTGATATTTATAGAACTATTAATTGTACGTCCATCGTTTCTTTCATCGGGATCGTTTTCTCTGTCAGGTTTAGCAGGTAGAAACAATTTTTTATTTCTAAAAAATTATTATTCTGAATTCCTGCCATCACGCGGCGGTCTATATCGAGTGACGTTTTTACGGTTTCCTGGTTTTGTTTTATTTGCTGCCAATCGTCATGAAATATTTTTGCAATACCGGTGTCACCGCTCCAGGCCAGGGAGAAAGAATTGATCAATACATTATTGCTGTCGCGGTTATGGTTCCAGGAAAAAGGCACCAGTACATTGCTGCTGTTATTCCTTCGCCCGGCAAAAAATATTTTGTTGCCAAAATCTGATTTTACCAATATGCCTTTGTTGTTGATATAAGAGCCCGTCAGCCGCGCGCCTACATAATCTTTTCTTACATACAATTGTGAATCAGGATCCAGTTCTATATAAGTGCAAAGTGTGCTGATGGTAATATCTACATTGCGGGCGCCAGCGCCGGATACATAAGAATCCAACGCTTCTGCATACGCATCCCATTTAACCGGGCTGGTGGTAGCATCTGCTACTTCATAATAAATATTTTCTGCAGTTACAAAAACGATATCATCTGTAGTCAGCTGGCGCCCTGGGTTTACGTTTGCCAAATCGTCCCAGCGCGAAACAGTAGCTACTAAAGTTTTATCCTTTAAATCTTTTACCCAATCGCCCTGGTAATTATCATTTCCCCATTGGTAAGCCAGCGTGTACCCATCACCGTTATTAACTGTTTGTTTGTCGCTGGTAAATAATTCTGCTGCAATTCCGTTCAGCGAAAAAATCTTTTTTTCTGTTTTTAAATTCTTCCTGAATTTTAATTGCACCAGGTTGCTGCCGCTAAAAACAGGGTACATATTAAAAAAGCTGAAGAGGCCCTTTAAATAATCTATTAGCAGGATATCCGGAACATGGTTCGTAGGAAAAATGTACCGGTTATAATCATGATGGTCCGGGGAATAATTTTCTATGGCGTAATTATTAAAGGTTGCCAAATCATCAAAATCGGCGCTATCAAAAAATTCCCCTGAAACAATATAGCCTTGCTCTTCAAAAACTTTTCGCAGTAAGTATTTTGTTTTAATAAAAGGAATAGTGCGGTAATCAGCATATTCTTCATTGCCTTCTACTGCAGCGATTGAAGGGTCCTCTTCGGTAGGCCTGCCAAACATCCATGCATCCGGGCCTGCGCCGGTAACCATCACGGTATTCACCGTATCTTTTGCCAGGAATTCATCATCATAATCAGGGCGCGAAGTATCGAAAAAGCTTTCAATGGCCACGGGCACGAACGTAATATAATTGTACGCCGGGTAACCGCCTTTCATCAGGCTCTCAGCAAAATGGCGGCTGTCCAGGCCTTCCCAAGATATTTTGCCTCCGAGTGAAAGATCGGTCAGTTTTTTATTTTTTATCTGGCTTCCGAATAAACCTTTTGTGCCGGTAATAACCGATTGAAAAGTTCCCTTGGTACCTGAGAAATTTCCATTTTTGCCGATGATAGAAAATTGAGCGGCGGTAAGCTCCGGGTAAAAATCGTCATACACCGCCGCCTTGTAGGCCATACCAGTGTAATTAAAATTTTTAAACCGTTCTGCGTTGCCCAATAACCTGCGGTTATGTTCTGTCCATGGCACATCCATCGGCAACGAATATTCACCCAGCGTAAGTTCCTCATCGAAGATATCTGAAAGGGATTCAATGTCCAATTCGGTATTGGGAAGGAGCTCGAGAAAACCAGATTCTATGGGGCCGTAAATATATATCTGTAGCAAATTTTAATCGTTGATTATTAATTATTAATTGTCAATTATTATGGGTTTACCGGTACATAGCCTGTGCCTGGCAATACAGTGAATTTTATTATTGCAATCAGGTAAGGAGGATTATTAACTGAGATAAATGTGTTAACTATAAACATTTCTGAACCGGTTCCAACTTTTGAATAATTTGAATAATAGTCTGTGCCACTTGTCGTTGTTTTTATTTGTGCTGAAATCGTAATACCAAATGCAGTAATGTCAACCGGGATAGTACATGCCGGGTCACTAAAGAAACCCCACCAGGCATCTCCGGATGATTGAGTTGAAGTGGTTACTACATTTTTGAAAACCCATTTTACATAAATCGCCTGAGGCCCGTCGCCGAAATTGATATACACTTTCGCGGAACTTGCCAGCGCGCCATCCGGGTTTTTAATCCAGTAAGTAAAATTCAATTGAGTGTTGGTGGCCGGCGTATTATAAACCGTAACAATACCATCTTTATCAATTGCATAGTAGGAACTATCGCCAAACGGCCCCTGGTCTACCCCAGCTTCGATATCATCGCCATCGGGGTCATAATCATTAAGCAATACACTGTAAGGCAAAGTGCCCTGGAAGCGGGCAGGCACCGTGAAATAATCATCTACCGCTACAGGAAGCGTATTGGGGTGCACCGATAAAGTAGTGGTGGTGAAAGCGCCATATTCAACGGGCACTGCGTCCGGGTTGCAAATGCAACGCGCTTTTACGGTGATATCTACATTGCCATCAGTAGCAGGATTCGTGAATGGCTGAATAACCATGCCGGTGTTTCCCTGGTAAGTATAAACGGTAGTAGTACCGCCAATGATTACCTGCACTTCAATTTGATCATAAGGGTCTTCCAGGCTCCAGATAAACTGCAAAGAAGTAGAATTCAATTGCGAAGGAATAAACTTCTCCACGGCAGGGCAGGTGCGCGTTTGCGGCATTACCGTGCCCGGGGTGAAAAATGAATTGATAAAAGCGTTTTGCCATTCTATGGATGCGGAAACAAGAGAATCTTTATTAGAATAAAAAGCCGCTTTGTTGCTGGTGACCACAACAGGAAGAAGCCTTACGCCTGTGCCCTCGCCACCGGTAATGGATTGAACCATGTACCTTTCTTTTGACAGGAACAAATCGCGAAGCTTCATTAATTGTTCTTTACTCATAAAGCCGGTATCGGCCGTATAATTAAAAGTTTCTTCAGTGGCTTCATCTTTTATTTCTGCAGAATTAAACCAATCAGGCGGCAACACCCTGCGTGCTTGTTGCCGGTCGTAAGCTGCCGCCAAATCTACCTGGCCAAGAAGGCGCACGGTTTCCATGCCGCCGGTGCTGGTGCGGTAAACAAGAAAATATTTATCATAAAAATTCCTGTAATCCAGGTTAAAAAAATATTCTTCGACAATGGTATTATCGCCCGCGGTTACTTTTATAGAATATTTTACGGCTGATTTGCCACTGCTTACCTGCGCCGCCAACCCGGAACGTATAAACCCGGCCGGGGCGCAATTGACAGACCATTTGCCCGCAGCAACGGTATTTGAATTTACCATAGTAACGGTAGTGCCGTCGCTTAAATAAGCAGTGTAGGTAACGGTTTGGGCTGCATTATCATCTAATGGGTAAACCCAAAAAATAAATTTTAAGGCATCCGGGTCCACCAGCTCCCGTGCTGCAGAAAAAAGAAGTGGCATTTTATCTACTGAAACTACCTGGGTAAAAAATTCTTTGTAATGCCAGGCTTCTTTTGCCAGGCCGCCTTTGATAGCATAATAATAAACCGGAGGAACATACACCTCACCCAGGTCAGGATCGCCGAAAGGGAAATAACCTGGTGCAGAAAAAGTAGTTGTTACCTGGTATCTTTTGCGCTGGCCTGCAGCTTCTACTGGCTTTGATAAATCGGTACGCGGCGTATAATAATCGAGGTAAGGGCCAACGATAGAGGCTACATCAATCGTGAATGTACCATCATCGGCGGGGTATAAAGTTTGCGTATAAGCTTCATTAAAAACACCGGAGCCAAAAGTATTTTCTATCAGCACACGAACCGTAAGAGTGATATCGCTGGTGCGTTCCTTATTACCATAAGGCGATACCTGCCAGATGAAAGGCATTGGGTTGCCGGTGAAGGAAACTTCGTAGGGTTGTTTTATGAGTGTTATTGATGGCATTTATGGTGGAGATGGTTTAGGTGTTTAGATGTTTAGACAGTTTAGACGGTTTAGATGTTTAGACGGTTTAGATGGTTTAGGTTATTGGCTCATGCCGGATGCTTTGCGGGCGTTGTCATATTGTTTTTCTTTATCACGGTATTCTTTTATAGACACTACTGCATGAAGCTGTTTTTTTTGATTTTTTACTTCCTCAATTAATTCATCCAGCTTGGCTGCTAATTCATTGTTGTTATTTTGAATGGCCGCAGCAGCCTGCCTGTTGCTGCCCAAGCCGCCCAGGGCCATGATGCGCGGCATTTGCGGATTTATTTGTGCAGGGCGTTGCATAAATTTTGGAAGGCTTATTTGCGCGCCGGTTTCCCAGTTTACGCCGCCGTGCATTGAATTTAATTTACTGGTGATCTGTGACGGTGTGCCGGTGACGGTGTAATGATTTCTATCCGTCATGGCATCGGCTTTTATTACCGCCTCATCGCGCTCGATCATTACCGGTATGCCGCCTGAAGGGTCGGAATGTTTATCACCCGTGCGGAACCAGTTACCCTCGGCGGCAGGTGGAGCCTCGGTGGCTATGGCTGCTATCTGTGCGAGAGTTGCAACCCCCATGGCGATAGCAAAAGGAATTCCAGCCGGCCAGCCAAATTCCGCAAATGTTTTTTCTACAGCAATTGCGCCATCAATAAGAGCTTCAGCAATCCCTAACTCCTGCTTGCGTTTGAAAGCTTTAACATCAGCGTCATGTTGTTGTTTGGCTAACACCGCATCCGCCTCAGCTACTTTTTTATCATATTGTTTTTGAGAAATAAGTTTCGAATCCAGCTGCTTTTGATAATTATTTTTCTTCGCGGTATTTATAGCAGCATCTTTTTGAAGGGCTCTTTGATCAAGGTTATTAAGTGCGGTTATTAAATTGCCTGCAATACTCAAAGCTTCATCAGCAAAAAACTGCTGGTTGTCAATTCGATGTTTTTTCAAATCATCGTCTGCGGCTTTTAAGGCCTCAGTATATTTTAACCAAATCTCTTTGCCTTGTTCAGTTGCATTTACACTGGCATCATCATAAGCAAGCCCGGCATCCTTTAATTTCTGTTTTAAAGCCTCAAGCGAATTGTCTTTATCATCAGTTGCATTTTGCTTTTGAAGAGTGGCTCTTGTTTTAGGTGAGGTATCAGGGTCATTGATTTGAATATCCCGTATACCCTTAATAGCCTTTGCTTCATCCTGGATAAAAGCAATTCGCAATTCTTTTTGCTTTTCCAGGTTTTTAGTAATAAAATCTTCCTGCTGAATGGTATACGTTTTTACATCTGCGGCCGCTTTTTTTACAGTAGTAGAATAATCATTGGCAATGATCAACCGGTTATTTATTTCAAGCCCTTCAATATTGGTGAGCGCTTTTTCATAATCGCTTTTACTTATTTTTCCTTCAGCTTCGCTTTCAGCATATTGGCGCTTTAGTGTGGCAAAATATTCGTCAGAAGCTTTTATTGCATTAGCATATTCTTCGCTACTATGCGCATCAAATTGTTTTTTCTGAAGCGTGGCCAAATCTTTATTAAAAGCATCTACAATTAATTTTTCTTCTTCAGTGTATTTTTTGCGGCTGGTAACATTTTTCTGAAAATATTCCAGCGCTTTGGCGTGCAAATCATTGTATTTCTGTTCCAGGTTTACCAAATCTTTTTCATCCTGGCTTTTACTGGCCGCATCGGCATCTTCTTTTAATTTTTGTAACTGTTTATAAAATTCCTGCGCTTCTTTTAAGAGGCGTTTGTATTCAGCATTGTCTTTAGGTTTTTTATTATCCAACTCATCTAACTCTTTTTGGTATTTGGCGCGCAGGGCAAGGTTGGCCAACTGGCCGGCTTTATCATTTGCATTTAATGTTTCATAAGCCGCCTTGGAATCTTCAATCATTTTTTCTAATTCCTTACGGCGGGCAGCTACAGAAGGGTCTTCTTTAATTGCAGATACACCGGTATCTGTTGGAAGGGTAAATTCTTTAGGGCCTCCATTAAGCGCATCAATTATTTTCTGATCAAAAAAATCTTTCGCTGTCTGCAGTGCTTTTATTTTTGCATCAATCTGCGAAATGTCAAACTGATAAGCGACGGATCCTTTGCCTCCTAAAATGGTAGCATCGCCCTGAAGGCTTCGCTGGTATTTTTCCTGTTGCAATTGCAGTATCTGTTGATTTTTTTCATTGCTCAGTTGTTGTGCAGCCTCAGCTTCACCTTTTCTTTTTAGTGCTTTAATGTATTCATCAACCGCAAAAGCTCCCTGTAAGTGCCCGTTAATATCCAGCTGTAATGTTTTTACAAAATCAGGATTTAGCGAAATCAATTCCTGGTAGGCTTTCTTTTTTGTTTCAAGCGATGTGTTGTTATCTTCCAGGGCTTTTTTTAATATCTGCAGTTTATTCACCTGGTCGCCATAAGAGTCTGCTGCTTTGTTGGCAAGGTCAGACTGGGCTTTCATCTGTATGGCTATTTTGCTATTGTTTTGGAAGATCTTACTTAACACTTCAGCCAATGCAACTCCGGCTACAATGATTACTCCGATTGCACCAGCTCCCAGGGTGCTGGCGACATTCCACAGCCTTTGAGCTGCAGTTGCCAGTTTTATTCTACCGGTTAACAAATCTGTTACAACTATATAAGAAGCCTGGGCTGTTTCTAAAATGGCGGTGGCAATTGCTGCCGCTTTATTGGCTAATGAGTTTGCGATCGTTTCAATTCGTAATGCAGTAGTAACTACTGCACTTTTTATCATAGCTGCATTATAAACAGCGATGCCGATGAGGGTAAGAAAGGAAGCCTTGTTATCACTAATTGTTTTTGGGAGGTTTTTTAATACTCCAATAAAATCAGATACGCCGCCAACAGCATCTTTTAGAAATGTGCTGATACCACTACTATAAACAAATGCATAAAATTGTTTTCCCAATTTGTCTAGTGTAGCACCCAGAGTTTCATTTTTTAATGAGAACGCGTTGGTAATAGCATCGGTAGTTTTTAATGCCTCTGCAGTATCCGCTATTTTCTGATTGAAGAAATCTGTTTTAGTTCCTAAAATAGACAAGGTAGATACAACCCTTGCCCCTTCTTCGCCAGCGTCTTTAAAGCTGGCAGCAATTTCAGCGAACGAGGCTTTGTTTTTTTGCAGGCCTGCAGCATATTGCAATAAAGCCTCCTGTGGTTTGCTTGCAAATAAATCTGTAAACTCTTTTACATTTTCCCCGGCAATTTTTGCTGCCTTGGGAACATCAGCACCGATAGTTACAATTAATTTTTGAATAGCGGTGGAGGAAGCTTGTACCCTTGCACCATTTTCTTCAAGGCCGGCTCCCAGGCCTAGAACAGAAGCGAGGCTTAAGCCAGATGCTTTTGCAAGGCCGGAAAGCCTTTGTGCAAAATCAACAATGAAGCCGCCTGTGGCTACGCCTTTATTGGCAAGGTCAACTATTGCATTACCAAGGTGAGTGATATTATCACCGGTTATTTTGCCATCAAATACATTTAATATTTTACCGAGCTGGGTGGTGATCTCATCCGCATTGCCAAGCTCATCGCCGAGCGCGACCACTAATTGGTCAACCGCTTTTGTAAATCCAAAAATATCATCTTTGGCTACACCGAGTTTACCGGCAACTAGCGCGATTGCCCTAAGGTTAGTAACAGAAGTTCGTGTATCAATTTTGCCCAACGCACTATTAAGCATAAGGGCTTCATCAGCAGTAAGGCCAGAAACACGGCGAAGGTCTGCGAGTTGATCGCTCAATGCTCCGGCACCTTTTATAATATTTTGAAATTGAGTAGTGATGAATTGAAAGCCCAGGTAACTGGCGGCGAGTACGCCGAACTGTTTAACAGAATCACCCAGTTTAGAAAAGACACTGGCAAAGCCGGTAACGCCATTTCTAACATCATACAGCCTGCTATTAACTGCATTGATCTGAGTTTGTAAATCTTTAAATTCCTGTGAAAATGGCTGAACAGACCCTTTCAGGGCCACCAGTTTTTTTAATTCTGCAGTTAATTCTTTTTGATTTAATGAAGTAATTCCAATGGACTGTTTTAATTCCACCATTTGTGCATTCACCTGCGACAACTCTTTGCCGGCGGCTATATAATCATCAGTGCCTTTTTTAAGGCCCTTCATTTCAACAGTAATATCTGAGGCCTTTTTTCTAAGGTCTATTAATTGATTTTGTGCAACGTTTCCATTAATATTTACATTAAGGTTGATGGTATCTGTACGAACGCTCATGAGGTAAAAATGCTGCATCAACCATGTTTTGAAAAGGACACGGCAACCAAATACCCACTAATTGCGGGTTTGAGCAACTTTTATACAATAAAATCCATCATAATTAGTTAGTTTAGAGTATCATAAAAATAAAATCTGCTTTGAAAGGATATTTCCCTATTGAAATCCCCACCAAAAAATACATAAAGGCGTATATACACGCCCAACTGGGGGAGCAACCCATCATCAACACAGAGCACCGCATCGGCAATAAATTATATGATGTGCTGACGAGGCATAGCAATGAAAGAAAAAGTGAATTTCCGGTTTACAATGCGCGCGTAAAAGTTTTCGTGAACCATCACACATTTTATCACCGCGGCGCCAACCTGAATGAAACCAACATCAAAAATTTCAACCTCTTTATAGAAGATGAAATAAAAGCTTCGTACCGCATGCTGATGGATTTTTACATTGACCTGCTTCCGTCGTTCGAGGCCAACTTGCCTGCAGTACGCAAAAGAATTGGCATAGATTTGGAAGCATGGGATACTGATAGCATCAAAAAAGACTATTACCGCTACCGCAAACGAAACGGCAAAGCGCTTCTTTATAAAAATAATTACGACCGCGTTATCACGGTTAAAAAATTCCTCGACCCAGGGTTTTAGCGTTAAATTAAAAAAAACTAAATCTTTGCCCGAAGTGTCCCATCGGTAGGTTTCCCTGATATTCCTTCTAATTTTACATCATGAAACAAGTTTATGCAGACCTCGCTTACCTCCAGGAGCCACACTCCGCCGGATTATGTTCGCTACAGGTAACGCCGCGCGAATGGCTCGCCAGCGATCCTGTTATAGATTTTGAAAGCGGGCGCGTAATGCAAACGATTCCTTTGCAGGCCGGAAAATTTTGGCTGGGCATGCAATTAACCCAGGGAAGCTATTATTATTTAGAAACGCCCAAAAACGATAAGGCCGGAGATTCTTATGTAGTAACAGCGGGCGGGCTTTTGAACACATTCAATTACCAGTTTCAGCAAGTGTTGGAAACCATGAAACAAAGCGAGTTGGTAGCAGTACTAACAGACAGGAACAAACGTAAAAAAATAATCGGCGACACAGCCGGTGGATTAAAAATGGTTGTTACCCATTCTCATAAAAATAATCCCGGCGAAGAAAAACTATCTATAGACTTCACTTACCAATGTGAAGGCCTTCCTCCTTATTATAATCCGGATAACACACCCGATGGCATTGGCAACTTCCTTATTAATGCTAATGGTGATTTCCTTTTAATAGGTTAAAAACCTCGTTACCCCCTCTATTCAGTCCTTTTGATTTGGCTTGCGCCGATACATTTTTGTAATCCTAAACCTATGGAAAACAAAAAATCTTATATCGGAATTAAAAATTCTGTTGATGACTCAACCCTTGAGTTGTTTTTTACCGACTATATTTTCGACGGCTTTGACTGGAACACATTTGAAGCAACCAATATGGTGCAGGATATGATTGATAAAATCAAAGCTGCTAATCCGTCAAAAATAAAAGTAACCATCAATTCATTAGGCGGCGACGTTATGATCGGGCTTGCCATTTACAATTTCCTCAAAAATTATAACGCAAAAGTCCAGGTAGAAATCATCGGATTTGCGGCTTCCATCGCTTCTATTATTGCGATGAGCGCAAGCAAAGGGAAATTGATGATTGCTAAAAACGGTTTCATGATCATTCATGCGGCTTCTTCATTTGCCGCTGGAAATGCAAAAGAATTAAGAGACCAGGCAGAAGTGCTTGATAAAATCTCAACTGAAATGGCAGACATCTATGCGCTTCGCTCAGGCAAAGACGCTAAATATTTTACCGACTTATGGGCAGATGGTGGCGATGTATGGCTCACCGGCGCGGAAGCGAAGGAAATGGGCCTTGCAGACGAACTGATTAATGCCACTGCCATGACCGCCAAACTCAATCTTGAAGATTTCGGCTATAAAAATATTCCTAAAAAAATTACTTCATCAATCATTCAAAACCAAAAATTAAATATGGCTTTCAAAAAAACTATTGCCGCCTCCAAAGCTGAGAGCTTTGCCGTGGTAGATGGCGGATTTCTTTTAGAAGAAACCCAGCTTAATAATATCGAAAACGCTTTGACTGTAGCAGAAACCGCCGCCGGCGAAGCTGCTGCCACCTTAGCCAGCGTGAATGCTTCTTTGGAAGAAAAGAACGCTTCGCTCGTAGCGCTTACTGAAGAAGTAGCAGCTCAAAAAAAGATTGCAGAAACATTGACTGCTGAAAAAGCAGCCGCTGCACAAAAATTAACTGAAACAGAAACTGCACACGCAACCGCTTTAGCAGCTAAAGATGAAAAGATTGCTTCGTTGGAAGCTGAAGTAGTAACGCTCGGAAAAAAACCAAGCGGTACCGGCTCTGCAGTAGTTTCCACAGAAGATGAAAAACCGGAAGAAGCTGCAACAGGCAAACCTGGTTTACTGGACGCTGAGCATCCGCTCAATAAATATGCGGCTAATAAAATTGCCAACGCAGCCAAAACGCACAAATCAAAAATCTAAATCCTAATTCAAAATTTATAAATCCTTAATCCCAAATCCTAATTCCTAAAAAAACCCAAACCTATGGACACCAATAAAATTACCCTGGAAATTGATGACGTTGTTGAAGCATGGGGCGACTATTACCTCAATAGTGGCCAGAACATGGACAACCTGCACCAACTTCCTTTTGAAGCTAGCGATACACAAACAGGCGGAACTGTTATAGAAACAGACCAAACCGTATTGCGCGAAGCCAATGTAGAAACTGATGAAGTACTACAGCCCTTCCAGATAGATTTTACCAGCAAAGGCGGTGTTACCATCTTGCCGGTTGAAATCAAATTGCAGAACATCAAAATAGATGTTGGAGTTACTCCACATACTTTGATCAATGCCTGGACTGGTTTTTTAACCAACAGCGGCAACGACCCATTAACCTATCCTTTCATCCAGTGGCTTACTCAAAATTACCTTATCGCTAAGGCGAAAGAAGATTTTGAATTGAAAGCAATCTATACCGGTGTGCATGCCGCACCAACTGACGGCACAGCAGGAGCTGCTACCGCAGTAATTGACGGTATCGAAAAAATCCAGAATGACCTGGTAGCTGCCAGCAAAGTGGATCCGTTCACTCTCGGCAATGTAGCAGGAATGAGCGACGAGGCATTTGTAACCGCAGTAGAAACCAGTTTCGCACAGGCTATCCCTGAGAAATACAGGTATAACTACGAAATGGAGCTGAGCATGAGCCGTAGCTTAAGGGATAAATTCCGCAGAGGAATGAGAACCAAATACAACGTGAACTACCAGCAAACCGACATGCTGAACAGGTTGATGGATTACGAAAACATCACCGTGGTAGGGCGCGCCAGCATGACCGGCAAAAACCGTATCTGGACTACACCTAAGTTTAACCTGTACTTACCTGTAAAAGGGTTCAGCAACAAGAACGTCTTCGACGTTCAGAAACAGGACAGGAAGGTGAAATTCCTTACTGACTGGTGGCAGGGCGTAGGTTTTGTTCAACCAGAACTCGTGTTCATGAGCGAAGCTGAAGTACCGGAATCTTAAAATAACCTCACCTCCGTCCCCTCTCCGAGGGAGAGGGGGGAAGGCATAAAACGATAACCGCCAAACCCAACCCTCCCGATGTAATCGGGAGGGTAGAGGATGGCACAAAACAAAAATTCATGGGAGAAACAAAAACAGAAACACCGACAACAGCAGAGGAACTGCAAACGATTATTGCAGAACGCGATGCCACTATCGAGGCACAAAATGCAACGATAGCAGAACAGGAAAAAACCATCACTGGCCAGGAAAACACCATTGCTGACCAGGGCGAAACGCTGTCAAAGCAAGCCGCCATCATTAAGCAATTGCAAGCCGGAAAACCGGAAGTAAAAACAGCTGCGCCGGTGGCTAAGAAAAAACCTGAATTGCCGAAAGAACCGGTAGAAGTGGATGGAAAAAAATACCGTTTCCGTTTCGCGGCCTTTTATTTTAAAGCAGTACGTTACGAAGCACAGGATGCAGCTCTAGATGAAAAACTTCTGAAAGAGATCCTGGCTGTAGAAGGGCAAATGATTCTAATCGAAATTTTTTAAACTCAAAAACATCTTTTCTCAAAACCCAATCCTTATCCAAAAATCTTAAAACAATATCCTATGGATTATTCACTCATTAGAAACCAGCGTGCCTGGAGCAATTCCGATAGCGGCATTGCCTCACATGCCTTAATTGCCCCTGTCTCATTTTTTGTGCCCGACACCGGGTTGAAAAATCCTGTAGCACCATTCAATACGGCAGGCGATGGCATTACCATAAAAACCCCGCATGAATTTAATGCAGGCAAAGGCTTCATTTATTTTGCCCTGGCTCCTCAAAAGAATTCCTTGACGGCGCCTATCAGTGGCGACCTTGGTTTTTATAAACAAAACCAAACCGCTACCATTTTCATTCCCGGAAGCAACCCTGCGATTCATGAAACTTACCAGAGTTTGGTAAATGTTCCCCTGATCGTGTTGGTAAAAGATACTAATGTCTGCACGCTGAAACAATACCTGCAGCTCGGTACCTCTTGCGAACCGGCATTCCTTGGCGGAAGCTTCGACACTGGTACTACCAAAGACGGCGTTAAAGGCTTCAATGTACAGGTAAGCTACGACGGCCCTATTCAGTACTACATCGTAGATGATGGCCCGGAAATTTTAGCTGACGAAAGTTAACCTGAAAGCTGAAGGCTAAAAGCTTAAAGCCAAAAGCTTAAACTTTAAGTATAAAAAAAATAAAGGCTGGTTGCAATACCGGCCTTTTTCTATAACAAAATATGAAGTGCGTAATTCCTTATAAAGAGAATGGCGGCGTAGAATTAAAATATTGCCTCAGGGGAATAGAGAAGTTTGTTGAGAATCCCGAAATAATAATTATCGGCTCGGAGCCGGCGTGGATTAAAAATGTAAAAGTTATTTTTTTCCCTAACGGCAGGGCGCTCAGGTTTAAAGAGTGGAATATTTTTAGAAAAATATGCCAGGTAAAAGAAGACTTCTTATTTTTTAATGATGATCATTTTTTGCTGCAGCCCTTTGATAAAGGCACTTACCATTTTTCCGGAAAGCTTAGTAAACGGATGAAAGACTATGGCAGCAATGAATACTGGAAAACCATTCAAAACACCATCAACATAATAGGCGATGCTGATAATTATTTCAGGCATGCGCCGATTTTTATCAGGCATGAAATTTTAGAAAAAATTAAAGAGCTGGATTGGAACGCCTGGTTTGGCTATTGCGTAAAATCGCTCTACTGCCATTATGCAGGCATACAAGGAACCGAATACCCTGATTTAAAAATTACTGCCAGGCTACCGCTTTCACACCTCAGGGAAGCAACCAAAGGCCGGCAATATTTCTCTACCGGCAATTTTGTTATTAACACCGATATGGTCACTTTTTTAGAAGAAACTTATCCTCACAAAAGCAAATTTGAAAAATGATATTGAGTTGCCAGCCATACCGTGAAGACAGAAATTTAGGCAAAGCTTATAACGATGCTTTTAAATTAATTGGAGATGATGATTACCTCATCATTACCGATTATGATGTATTGTACCTGCTTCCGGACCAGATAAAACACATAACAGAATATTGCAACCGTTTTCCCGATGGGGATTTATTTGTAAGCTGGGCCAATAGGACGTTTGTGCCCAATGCGCAAATTTATAGCGGCAAGCTTGATGAAGAAGCGGACATAAGAAAACACCTGGCCACAGCTCAGGAGTGTTATAAAAATTTGTACAACGTTACAAGAATAAGAGAAAATATTTCCGGCTTCCTTATGGCTATACCAAAAAGAACCTGGAATGAAATTCCTTTTACGGAAGACCTCAAATGCCTGGGTGTAGATACTATTTTTTCACAAAAGCTTTTATCTGCTGATAAAATTATTTACCGCATGGACGGCATTTATATCTGGCATACTTACCGCCTGCTAAATGGTGTAAAAAATAAATCTCATTTACTTTAAAAACTAAAATTATGATATTCAGAAACGACGACGTAAGCTACAAAACAGAAGTAGGGCAGTTTGCAGAAATACAGAAACTTTTTAAGAAAGAAATTATTCTCCACACCATTGCTTTGATATGCAAAAACATTGAAAAGAACCCGGAATTGATCACGTTTATCAATAATAATAATATTGATGTGCAGATCCACTGTTGGGAACATTACAATTTTATTGAAAACAAAAAACAGTTAGCTGCAGACCTGCCCAGGTGTATAAAAACTATTGAAAAACATTTCAATCACAGCCCTTCAATTGTTTACCCGCCCTGGAACCAAAGCGACGATGAAGTAGTAAAAATATGTGAGGCAAACGGGCTGCAAATAAGCAAAAAGAAAGTAAGCCTAAGCCAATACATACGATGCGAAGGCGATGTAGAGGAAGATGTGATCAACTTCCATTCGTGGAGCTATGATGAAATTATTGTTTTGGAAAAGGCATTAAAAATTTATTCTAAAAAAAGATGAAGATATCAGACTTTGCGCCGCGCACCGGAGCGTTAGAATATTATTTATCCGGAAATAATTTAACCGGCATAGAAGTGGGCACCGATGTTGGCGCTCATGCTGAATCATTATTAACAAATTGTGATATCCAAAAACTATACCTCGTCGATACCTGGGAAAATGACTATTGCCGGGGATATTGCGAAGGCAGGCTTTCACGCTGGTTTCATAAAATAGAATTGTTGAAAGGCCGATCGCTTGAGATGCAAAAGAAATTTTTGACAAATACTTTTGATTTTATCTATTTAGACCAGCAACATGATTACCAGTCTGTAAAATCTGACCTGGTGGGCTGGTGGGAAAAATTGAAAACCGGCGGAATAATGGCATTAAGAAATTACGCCGAATCAAATACAGAACTCAAGAAAGCTGCAGATGAATTTTGCATTGATAAAAAATTTAAGGTAGAACGTTACCATGGAGAAATAATAATTTTTAAATGAAAGTTTGTTACACCGCCCTATTTGGAAATTATGAAGAGCTCAAAGAGCCTGCAATAATTACACCCGGTTGGAAATATGTCTGCTATACGGACCAGCCTTTAAAAAGCGATGTATGGGAAATAAAGCAGTTAGAATTGCGTAATGGCGCAACACCTCAAAAATTAGCCAGGTGCTACAAAATAAAAGAGTTTGCAGAATGGGAGCAAAGCATTTGGATAGACGCCAGCTTCGTTATCAATACTGACCTGAATGCCTGGTGGGAAAAATATTTTAAAAAAGGATTCAGTGCGCCAAAACATCCATTAAGAAATTGCATTTACGATGAAGGAAAGCATTGCATGAGAATAAAACGAGGCGCAGAGGGAATAGAAAAGCAATTAACAGAATATAAATCGTTGGGCATCCCGAAGAAAAACGGCCTTATCACCAGCGGTTTATTGATGCGGGAAAACACGCCAGAGGTAATTGCATTGTGCAAAGAATGGTGGACGGAAATGAGCACGCAAAGCATCCGCGACCAGATTGCCTTTGGAAAAGCAAGCCTAAATGCAAATTGCGTGTATACATACCCGTGGGATTATAGGGAAAGCAACTATTTTATTTATAAAAAACATTACCATTTAAGATGATAACACACCACACACAATTACTGAATTCATTAATTGAAAGAAACAATTTGAAATCTTATCTCGAAATTGGCGTGCAAGATCCTGCCAATAATTTTGATAAGATAAAATGTGAAATGAAACATGGCGTAGATCCGGAAGTGGATGGTTGCCGCATTTCAAAAGTTGGAAGCGACGAATATTTTTCAATAATGCAGGAAGAAATAAAATTCGATTTAATTTTTATTGATGGCCTTCATCATGAAGCCCAGGTAAAAAGGGACTTTGAAAATTCATTGCGCTGCCTGAATGAAAACGGGTTTATTGTTTTGCATGATTGCCTGCCAACAAATGAAGCCGGCACCAAAGTTCCGCGTGAAACAAAAGTTTGGTGGGGAGATGTTTACAAATTTGCGATGACGCTAAGAAGATATGATGGCATTGATTTTAAAACCATTGATATTGATGAAGGTTGCTGCGTGGTTTGGAAAGACGCATCAAAAAAAGGCAGTAATAAAAATATCCGTGCCAATTGGAATACGTACCAATCAAAAGGCCGAGAGCTTTTGAACGTAGTAAAAACATTATAGAACTCTTTTTTTCGTTTTCTCGTAATTGTTAGTTTTGGAAATCCGGTAACTATATACGTGTTAGTTACCGGAAATCCCCCGAATCAGGGGGATTTTTTTTTGTCATACTGAGCCTGTCGAAGGGTGCCTCATCCCAACCCCTTCTCCGAGGGGAGAAGGACACGCTCTGAAAAATTTATAGAATAGAAATATTACTTATTTCTTCGTTTACTGTTATCTTCGTTCTGCGGCACTTCTTATAAAATATTGCAGAGCAACCACCTTACTGGTGGTTGGCATACCGGTGCAAGCCCGGCGCTCTGCAATGTAGAGAGGTGTCGCAACCAGACCAACCACCTTTATTATGATTACAGCAGGCGATGGCGGCAAATTAGAAGACCTCGAAGATTATTCCGGGATATTGAATAAACTCAGGAATTACCTGTTAGAATATTATGAACCTGTTCAGGACCCGGTGAAAGCGGAAATGCATTTATCTACCAGGGAAATATGGCAGCAGCTTCAGAAGCTGGTACCCTGCGAAGGGCTTAATGAAGACATGGTAGCGCAGTGGCTGCATTTGGGCGGATTTACATGGTATGATTATGGGGAGATGAAATTTGAATGGATGATGAGGAAGAAAATGTCAAAATGTGAAAATGTGCTAATGTGAAAATTAGCAAATGAAACAGCCTGAAAAAAATGTAAATTTACAATCTCATAAAGCAGGAGCGCAACCTGGGTAAACACGAGCGGAAAAATATGGCAAGAAAATATCCCACCTTTTTATTTGACAATCCTCAAAATACAAAAAACAAAGGCCCTTTTATTGTACGAACAATTTATCCCAAAGCGCTTTTTTATGTTACAAATGAAAAGGATCCGTCGCACCGGGGATCTCATCATTGTATTATAGTTGAAAAGTGGGACACTGCGTCCGGCCAGGAATATGAAGAGGCGCGGCTTTTGGCTAACCTTTGGTTTGACAGGCAATTAAAATCAGGAAATATAAAATTATAAAAATGGAAGACGAACTTGTATATAAGCTCGGCGAAGATCCGCAACTATCTGAAAAAGATTTTAAAGCCTGGATGACAGGTTTATTTATTCAACAATATCCTGACTGGGAACATTTTAATAATGCCCAAGCAGTGAAAGCGATTGATCTTGCAGAGCAAATCATTTCATTTGGTAAGCAATACGGGCTGCTTAATGTAAATCTTAAATGACACAGTAAACGAACAAAAAATGTAAATTCTTATTTTAATGAAAACAACATACAACATTTTATCAATTGACGAATTATCATATTCTCCAGCGGATGATGAACGTATGTTTTGGTTTGAAGGGGAGCTAAGCTTCTCAATTAAATTTACCTGCAGGGACAAAGAAGAAACAATATTCCGCAAAAGATTTAAAAGCTATTGCAGAAGGGCAGATTCTACGCAAGATGTTTTAAGAATTTGCATTGAAAAGTTTTTAAACAAAGCCATAGAACATGTTGGAGACGATATATATATGAAAGATTGCAATTGCATTGTAGACAGAAAAAACATTCATCAATTAGATGTTCAATTACAGGAGCCTTTCAAATCTCTTTTTAATGACCTATTTGATAAACAAAAATGGGAAATGCCACAAGGATTGCTGCCTGAAGAATCTAATCAGTAAACAAACAAAAAATGTAAATTCTTATTTTATGATAGATGCTAAGGAATTAAGGATTGGGAATTGGTTTAGCGGTTTCGTAGTTGCAGAAGCTTATTCTACCGGATTTGTAAGAGTAGAAAAGATTTGTCCTGGGAGCGTATATTCGATTTACCAGCATTATGATGTCGTCTGTTTTTCACAACTGGACCCAAACCATCATTGCATTCTAAAATTGGAAAATATGACTCCAATTAATTTACATTCTGAATTGCTACAAAGGCTTGGATTTAAAAAAACTGTGGCCGCAGGAATATTTTTTTATGATGATTTCAAATTAATCTTTACTGAAGGCATATTCTATTTTAATTATGGAAAATATTCGCAAATGGAATTGCTATACCTACATCAGCTTCAGAACTTGTTCTATGCTCTTCGTGGAGAAGAACTTGAAATAAAAGAATCAATTTTTACAGTAAACGAACAAAAACCTAATGGAAAAAGTAAATACAATTACTGAAGTAAAAAACTTCGTTGAATGCCCACACTGTAATAAATCAAAAAATTCTGTCGGGCATTTATTTTCCGAAAACAAAGAAATAAGTTTTGGGCCGTGGTACTGTGCTGAGTGTGGTAACGCTTTTCGTGGTGTTGTAAAAGGCAAGGATGTTTTTCTTGAAAAAATGAGTGAAAGAAAAGATAGCGCAATTGTTTTTCTTAGGAGCGGCAATATTCTACTGGCTGTAAAAGGAATGTATTTCAACGGCGAATTGGATGTTGATAATAGCCGGTATTTCTACGAAGAACATACGTGCCCCACGAACTATCTTAAGGACGTAGAAATGGTCATTGATTTAAAAAACGGAGATACTGACCCACATGGAATATTTGAATTTGTCGGCGTTATTCCATATCAAGATTTAGACGGCGTTGAAGATTTAAGGAGCCTGCTTCCTTCCGGCTTCTTGGCAGAGATATAGAAATAAAGGGTAACTAAAGATTAAATTTTCTTCGCCCATTATGTATATAGTTAACGCCTGAACTTCTTGCAGATTTAGGGTTTATTAAACTAAACAAACAAAAAATGTAAATTTTTATTTTGTATGAATTACAATAAAATCATTTTGAGAGGTTCGAAATATACAAATGCTGCTTTATGGAATTGGAGCAGCAGGAAAGACAGATTGATTTCATTGTGGTGCAAAACGGAAGACCGGCACGTAAAGAAAAAAACAAATAAAATTATTTCAGAAATTGACAAAAGAGTTAAGGACCTTGTTGATTTAAAAATAAAAATAAAGGCACAGATCAGGCAGAATGAAAGAGAGACGAAGGAAATGTATATTATGCTTGAATGTCCGAGTATGGCTTGCAGGTATTCGCTTGAAGCAGTTGGGATGGCTGTAAGAACCAGTGATTACGTTCGGGCAAATTGAAATGCAAAATATGTGGTTCGGCATTAGAAGACAGGTCTTCGAGAGGCATTGACGAAATGTTGTTTGATTTGAATATAAACCAGTAAACGAACAAAAAATGTAAATTTTTATTTTATGATAGATCCAAAAGAATTAAGGATAGGGAATTGGATTTTGCCTGAACATGATCTGAAGCACAAAAAATAAAAGGTGCAGATAAGTTTAGTTTTCAAAGCGACATGGGGAAAACCCGTAATTGATCGTTGGAATGTTGAAGCTTTTAAGCGACTGCAAGAATTATCAAAAAAAATAAACCCAATAATCAATAATCAATAATTTCCTCTCATTATCACATTTGCTAATTTTCGAATTAGCTAATTAACTTCCCTGTCCTTTCTCAGGCGCACGCCTCGCCTTATACTTGCATCTATGATGCTCGATTTAATACGCCAATGGCTCAACAGCAAAAAAGATTATGATACCGGTGTGGCCATCTATAGTCAAAACAACCCGGATGGAAAATTGCTGGCCGTGCTTCGCAATGGGGAGAATGATTTTAGAAGAAAACGCCTGCTGGATGAAATCCTGGTTATTTATAAAAATCTTTCTGCGTTCCCTGCAGAGGCGATTGCACCTGGTGCAAAAAAAATAGCGTCAAACGCCAATAAAGTGGCAAGTGCTGCCAATAAAATTCAGGAAACCGAAATAAAATATTCCCAAAAAGAGGCGAAAAATATTCCTGCTGTAGCCGAACAAGAGCAAACGCCTGCCAATAAAGAACTCTACGACGCCTGCAAGCTGGCGGCAGATACCGAATACAAAAAAGTGATGAACGCCCGGGCGGTGCTTTTTAAAAAAGCCAGCCCCGATAGTTTTATTGATGTTAATAAACCGGACCTGATTTTTGACCGTGGGGAATTAGCCATTGAAATTTTGCAAGGTTGGAAAAAAGTTTCTGAGCTATACGACAGAGCAGAATTTGTAAAAGAAAGCGGGCGCCTTCCATCCACTCCGGAAAGCGAACGCCCGGAGAATGAATATGAGCACATTCCTGATAGCCTGGTAAAACAGCAACTCGACAACGCCCGCAAAGCTTACAACAAGCTGAAGAAAAAAACATCCACTCCGGAGAGGGTGGCGCTATTGCAAAAGCACGAAGCCAACATTAAAAAATTAAAAGAGAAATGGGATTCGTTACAACCAAAACAGTAAACCAACAAATAAGCGAAAAAGATTTTTTGCATTCCAGCGGACAGCCGGAAGACTTTGTGATTTGTAAGAGTCCCGAGAAACTGAAGATGCTACTCGATAAACTGGATGCTGAAAAACAATTGCATTATATCAGTGACGGGGATTGGAGCACCCACGACCTCATCATGGAGCTTTTGAAAAAATTAAAACCTGCAGAACTTTTTTTAACGACGTACGCCATCCGGGAATTTTCTATCAGGCAATTGGTTTTGGCAATCGAACGGCAAGATCTTCTTTCTGTAAATATGATTGCCGATTACCGCGCTAAAATCCGAACACCTGAGGTTTACCAGTTAGCCAACCAAAATTTAAAAATATTTCTTTGCGCCATCCACGCAAAAGTAATTGTATTGCGCAGCGCCACCGGCTGCGCCACGATCGTAGGGAGCTCAAACCTTACATCAAACCCGCGCATCGAGGCGGGGGTTATCAGTATGGATCCTGAGGTGGCCGCCTTTCACATTAACTGGATATCTAAAACTATGGAGAATGCAGAGATCTTTAAATGATATCACCCAGGAAGAACTGATTGAAGTTGAAAATCTTGCCGGTTTATTTTTTTCTCCAAGAGAAATATCAGTGATGCTGGAATTACATCTCCCTGAAATCTTAGAGCAATTAGACACAAGCGAAGGAAATTTTCATAGAGCGTTTCAAAAAGGCCGATTGCAAAATGAAGTGGACCTTAGAAAAGCCATCATGCAACTTGCGCGCGCCGGCAGCTCGCCCGCGCAAACAATGGCCATGAACCTATTAAATAAATCAAAAGCCAAAATGCTTGACCGATGAAAGAAGATGTAAAAAATGCGCTGCAGAAGCGCGCGGAAGAAGTAAACCGGCAGGCAGAATTTATCCTGGCTAAAACCCGCGATTGGCAAGTGATAAAACAATACATGAGCAATCGGGTTGCGGATATTGAACTGACACCTGAGCAGCAAAAGAAAATGGAGCGGTACCAGTTTATTTATAATGAATTAGTAGGAGGCAAGAGCACTGATCAGCAGGTAGTGAACCTGGCGAAGAATTTCTTTAAAGTTTCTATTGCTCAGGCGTATGAAGATATCAAAGCAGCTAAGGAAGTTTTTACAGATGTTATTGACTTCGATAAACTTTTCGACCTAAATCTTTCGCTGCAGCTCAATACAAAATATAAAGCTAAAGCAGAAGAGATGGGAGACCTGAAAGCTCTGGCTATGTTTGAAAAAAACAGGAATGAGTTAAGAAAACAACTTCCGGATAAAGACGATACTGATGTTGATCTGTTTAAAGGCCATATTTATGAAATGGTGTTTGACCCGAGCCTTTTAGGCGCGCCTACTAAAGTAGATATGAAAGAAATATTGACGGCCATTAATGCTAAACGAGGCAAGGCAATAAAACTGGATATGTTTGAAGAATTAAATTACGAAGACGTTCCGGAAGATGACAGTAATTAAAAAGCATTTTAATAAACCGCAGTTGCGTAGCATGGCAATTGATGCACCGACAGAAATAGCGGTGATGGGAAGAGGTACCGGTAAAACCGTAGGGATCCTTGCAAGAAAATCAGCACAAAGATATTTTGGTACGATGCCCCGTGGAACCGGTGTGATATTGGGAGCCACTTATACGCAATTAGTATCGAGGACGCTTCCGGAATTGATTAAAGGTTATCAAATGCTGGGCTATGAAATGGACCATCATTTTGTTTTTGGAAAAAGGCCGACTGAAAAGTGGATGAAGAAATGGAAATGGAAGCAACCTTACGCACCGCCTCTTGATTATAAATATGTGCTATCCTGGTGGAACAGCGCAGTTGCTAAATTGGTTAGCCAGGAAAGGCCCGGATCTTCAAACGGAATTTCAATCGACTGGATTATCGGCGATGAGCTGAAGTACATCAATGAGCAAAAAATGAATACTGAATTGCTGCCCGCTAACCGGGGCATCATTCCGGAATTCAAAGGAAATATTTATCATCATGGAATGACCTTCACCACCGATATGCCGGTGGGCACCGGTGGCCGCTGGATTCTTGACAGAGAAAAAAAGATGGACCGGGATAAGGTGAATCAAATTTGGGAGATTCAAACAGTTAAGTTCCAACTAAACCATCTCCTGAAAAAAGAAACAAGGAAAGTTTTTCAGCAGGAATTGAAAAAACAGATAGACGTACTCGAGGATGAAATGAATGATCTGAGACGTGGATTGTTATATTACCATGAAGCAAGCACGTTGGATAACATTCATGCGCTGGGTGCGGATTATATTAAGCAACAATTGCGTGATACATCCGCTTTTCAGTTTGACACTCAAATATTAAACCTCAGGCCATTGAGATTGGAGGATGGATTCTATCCGGACTTTGATGAAGAGCTGCACGGCTACTTTGCAGAGAATGAAGATTACTTCAATAACCTGGAATATGACCCATTTAATATAGAACTTGATTGCAGGAAGGATAAGGATTTGGATTCTAAAGCTCCACTGCATATCGCCTTGGATTATAATAGACGGATATGGCCGATCGTCACAGGGCAGGTTACAAAGAAAGAGATTCGGACCATTAAAGGGGTTCATGTGTTGTATCCGCTCAAATTAAAAGATGCAGTACAGAAGTGGTGTGATTATTATAAGCCACATAAGAGGAGGCTGGTTTACTATTGGTACGATCATACAGCAGTAGGCGATATGCATGACACCCGGATGTGTGATGACGTGGTGGCGATATTGCGGAAGAATAAATTTGTGGTTCTCGAAATGTATATTAGCCAACAACCAGGCCATGAAGAAAGGTACAGGATGTGGGGCGATCTATTAACCAATAGCGGCAAGTATGAGCAGTCTTATAAGATCAATCGTGAGAACTGTGATAAGTTGATATTATCTAAGTGCCTGGCAGAAGCTGAGCAAAGGAAAGATGGCTTTGGTAAGAGTAAGAAGACAGAGCATGACCCTAAGTTCCCTGCAGATGAAAGTACGCACTACTCAGATGCGGAAGATACGTGGGTGTTTGGAGTGTTGGAGTCAGGGTTGTACAAAGGCTATGAAGATAAAGGAACAGGAGGTTTTATAATGTAGGGCGTTCCCTTCGGGCGGGCTATCCGTTCCAATCTTTTGCTTAGGCAAAAGGATTTCCACTGCTATCCCTAACGCATAATATGACACTGCTCGTAAACGGCAGAGTCACATTAATAAACCCGCAGATGCCAATGCCGGGTTCATTTCGTTTGCGGTTACCACGCGTCCGCTTTGCTCCCGACCGGGTAATCCTCACTAATGAACCGGCACCCGCATCGCTGCAACAGTCCATCGTACCTCGGACACTTGCAGGCCATGGCACCGGCGCAGATGCATTCGATTGATTTCGTTTCATATTCGTCCACTGGCCACACTTCCTCTACCGCTCGCTTCGCTCACGACATCAGGCGTTCGCCTGTTCCCTCATAACCTCATCACTCGAATGCACCAGCTCCCAACAAGGTAAGCTCTGCTTAGTCTATAGTAGGGAGGCGATGCCATCCAATGCAAGGTAAGCTTGCGCTTGTCTCTTATAGGGAGGCGCTGCCGTCCCATCAATAAGGTAAGCTCTGCTTTTTCTTCATAGGGAGCCGGCTCAACCGCTCCCAGTCTAATTATATAAATCAAAAACGTTATATATGCCTCCTAAAACGTCTCAGGCGTGCCACCCAAACCGATAGTGCGGTGCGATTTTCAATTGACAATTTTAAAAAAATTGAGTAACAAAAAGACAAGTGATTGAGAATCAAAAAAATGTGGATAAATAAACTGGAAAATGGTAAAAATAGTGCTCTAAAAATTTGCCTAATTCGCTGATTTATAGTAAATTAGAGTATTCATTTAAACATAAAACAGGAGCGCCACCTGTATAAAATCGGGCTAAAGTTTATGAATACAGTAAAAAACGTTGCCGAAAAAATCGCAACAAAACCCGCTCAATCAAACGGCCAAGAAACAAAACCCACAAACGCAGCCGTAAAAATTCCCACTATTGAACCCGAAAAAAGGGAAAGTGTTACCACAAAAAAATCACTTCCCACGCTCGAAGAAAAATTGAATGTGCTCGGCGAATTAAATTCCTTAGTTCAAAAAAGAGACCTTGTCCGCGAAGCATTAAAAGACGTTTCAAAATTTTACATTTCGCCGTCCGGAAACTGCCAAGTAAAAATGACCGATTCAAACGGCAAATCTTTTACAATCTCTCACCCCGCAGTTATCGAAGAAATTTTGAGCCATGTTACTTTCAAACTTGAGGAAGAACTTGACAAAGTAGAAACTCAATTTGAATGGTTATTTTAAAAAACCTGCCACAGGCGGCGCAGCCTTGCGCCGCTTATTTTTTTTTCTAACAACTTTTTTTAATTACAAAATTTTTTCATCATGTCACACAATATAAATTTCAACAGCAACACCAACCGTCACAGTTTTTTTTCAGTAAAAGAAAAAGCCTGGCACGGACTGGGGCAGATAGTACAAGATTACCCAACCAGCGAAGAAGCTATAAAATTTGCTGGCTTGGATTATGAAGTGGTAAAAAAACCGCTTTATGTTAATCCTCAATTGGAACTGATACCAATCAAAACCCATTCCGCCACCGTTCGCACAGATACCGCCCAAATTTTGGGAGTAGTCGGCAGCAAATACGAAATTGTTCAAAACAAAACCGCCTTTACTTTTTTTGATTCTCTTGTGCAGGATGGCAGCGGTATTAAATACGAAACCGCTGGCGCACTCGGCAACGGCGAACGTATTTTTATTACTGCAAAATTGCCTGATGTTATCCGCATTGGGAGAAACGACGATATAGAACAATTCATTTTCCTTACAACTTCCCACGATGGCAGCGGCTCAATTATGGCAGCTTTTACGCCCGTGCGCATTGTGTGCAATAACACACTAAATGCCGCCCTGCGCAATCATTCAAACGCCGTTTACATCAAACACACAGCCAATGCAGAAGATAAGCTAAGAGAGGCCGCGCGCATCATTTCTATTTCTCATAATACCGCCGAAATGTTGGAAACCATTTTTAATAAATGGGCAAAAATCCGTGTGAACGATTCCGAAACAAAAAAGCTGATTCAATTAGCCATGGCGCCAAATACAGAAGTTTTTAAGGCCATTGCAGAAGGTAACAGCAGCTTTGAATTTTCACGCCAGTTTGAGGATGTTTGCGGGCAGGTATTTGATTACGCCTTTGCAGCAGAAACACAGCAAATGCAAACCACCGCCGGCACCATTTACGGCGCATACAATGCCGTAACCGGTTTTTATCAAAATGTGAACGATTATAAAAGCGATGGCCACCGCCTTAAATCAATCATGTTTGGCACTGCCTTAGACAGAACAAAAAAGGCTTTTGAAATCTGCAGCAAAGCCAGCGATTTTCTAAACTAAGAACGCAGTGCATAGGGCAAGCGCTTACAAACGCTTGCCCTTTTTTTTAAAATTCGCCGCTCGCGCGGCATAGTGGCAATCATTCGATTGTTCTTTTTGTTTGTGCCGTTGGCTCTCTTAATTGTGTTTACAGTAAACGGACAAATAATCTCTATTTTTATTTTCAATTACTGTTCCAAATGGCCTTTTCAATTACCATAATTTTTAATCGAAAGCGTTACACTTACAAAGTGCAGCGCATTGCGCTCACTAACCGTGAAGAAAGCTATAAAATAATAGGAAAAAATAAATCCCTCATTTTTACCAATAACCGCCCTCTTTTAAAAGCTAAAAAATTAAAACACTGGAAACCCGAATGGAAAATGGAAGGCGAACTTTGGAACGTACATTTTAAAAGCTTAATTATTGAAGCCCTTGACAAAGCCATATCTGAGTAAAATATCCCGCATTTCTAATTCCTAATTTTTAATTTTTAATTAAAAAAAACCTGTCCTTTTCCTCCCGCCCCCCTCTCTCTAAATTCACACCATGAATTTAAAAAGGGCAGTAGAAATCATTGATGGCGGCGCCAGGCTAAAGAGCATCCGCTTCATTACCGCCGATATAAATAAAGGCAAAGGCGGCGAAGTAATTGAATTGCTCAATTGCAGGCTATCGCGCAAAGCTGACGCTCAACAGTCAACCGTCAACCGCGAACCATCAACCGCGAACGGCCAACCGTCAACCATCAACCGCGCACCCAACCACCACTACCATTTCACCCGCAACCTTCTCCTGCCTAATAATCAAATCAGGAAAGTACACCCGCTTCTCGTAACCCATTTAAACCAGGAGGAAGTAATATGAGCGTAACCATGGACGGCCCGGTAGCCTACCTGTCGGATAGCAAAAGTGCGGTTTACTTCTCCCGCGTAAATGCCAAAGCCGGCACTTACCAGGGCAAGAAAGGCGCAAAAGGCACCGCGCTACCCATACAGCAGCTTCAAAACGAGCTCGGCGTAGCCTTTTGGGGCGAAGACAACCGCTTTCCCCAAAATATAGAACAGCAAATGGCGTATTGCGGCGTGGGTAAAGCCGGGCTGGATTGGAAAGCAAGGATGCTCTATGGCAACGGAATTATTCCCGGAAAAATTACCGATATCAAAGAAGACGGTAGCGAAGTATTTACGCCTCTTAAAAGGGATGGCGCCGGCAAAGCTATTTATGATATCATTGAGCAGCGCTCCATGTTTCGTTTCTGGATGGAATTTTTACAGGATTGGTCCTGGTTTGGAAATTGTTTCCCTGAAATTATTTTTTCTAAAGATTGCACCAATATCACCGGCTTTGTTCACCAGGAAAGCTGCGACAGCCGTTTTCAACAGATGGCTGATGATGGAAGTTTTTCTAAGGTTTACTTATCTAAAATGTGGGGCGCCAGCTCTGACCAATATGCAAAGTTCGACCCAAAGAAAAGAGTGCTTGGCCTCATAGACAATCCCAAGCTGGTGGATATGATTGATAAAAAATTCCTGAAAACGCTTGATTGTATTGATATGTACGATGCGCTAAACAGCGCTAAAGATATTGCTGACAGATTAAAAGGAAGCAAAGGTTTAAAATCTGCCACCCTTCCTGTCAATTATCCGAGCGTCAACAAAACCTATTACCAGGTACCCACGTGGGATGGCGCGCGCCTCGCCGGCTGGGTAGAGATTGCCTCTAAAATTCCATCCCTCATAAAAACACTTTTTGCCAAAGCCTTTTCCATTCGCTACCATATTGAAATTCCTAAAACTTATTTCGAAGACAAATTCGGCGCGGAAGTATGGGAAGGAATGACAGAACCCCAAAAGACAAAAGCAAAAAAAGATTTGTTGCAGGAAATGGATAAATTTTTATCCGGCTCCGAAAATGCTTTCAGGTCCTTCGTCTCTTATTTCGACGTGGCCAGGATGGGAAAAGAAGAATATGGCCGCGTTAAAATCACCAATATCCCGGACAATTCTAACCTGGATAAAGAAATGATCACCCAGTCCGCAGCCGATTCACAAATCCTCGTTGCCATGGGCGTTAACCCATCACTCAGCGGCGCCGGAAAAATTGGTACCGGCCAGCAACGCAGTGGCGGCAGTGATCTCGTAGAAAATTATTTGATTTACTGTGCAGGCTTGAATTTGGAACGGCAGGTATTCCTTGAGCCGCTCTATCTCATGCGCGATTTCAACAAATGGGATTCTGATATCATTTTTCGTGTACGCGACACCGTAGTAAATAATATTTCCGCCGGCGACAAACCCACCACTAAAAAAACTGTAAACTAACTCAAAACTCATAACTCATAACTCATAACTCATAACTCAAAAAAGTGCTCTTCAAAAAAACCGATACCGTCCTTCAATATGCTGAGCTCGTTTCCGGCATCCAGTTCAACAGCATCCGTTCAACCATTAACCTGGTAGAGCAGCAACATATTTTGCCTGTGTTGGGAAGCACGTTATTTAATTCACTCAACACGGCTTACACCGCCGCTGCAGATGAAACTTCCCTGACTGCTGATCTTCAAAACTTATTGGAAAAATGCCGTTGGGTTATCGGCCCCATGCTTTGTTATTATTACGCGCCAAAGAGTGAAGTAAAAATTGGTGAATCGGGGGCGCAGCGCGTAGAAAGTGAGACCAACAAGACCGCCTATCAAAACCAGGTAGTAAACTACCGCGAACAAAATCTTCGTGAAGGCGAGCTGGCCACAGAATTATTATTACAATTTTTAGATGAAAACCAATCTAAATATACCGCTTGGGTAGATAGCCCCGGTTTTCAGAAATACAAAGAGCTCTTTATAAAATCCGGAAGCGAATTCCAGGATTTATTTACCTCGGCCAGCCCTTACAGGAATTACCTGGCCATGCGTGGCAAAATGCTGGACGTAGAGCAAAACAACATACGGCCTTTGCTCGGCGACGATCTGTTCAATCACCTGAAAGAACTTGATCAATCAGAGGAAGAGTTTTCTGAGAATGAAGAAGCCATTCTCAAAAAAATAAAAAAGGTAATTGCCTACCTCACTGTCGCCAGCGCCATTCCATTTTTAAACGTGCGCATGGATGCCAACGGCATTACCGTCATGAACAATTCCACAGCGCAAAATGACCAGTTGGCAAAGCGCAGCGCCGCGCCGAATGCAATCCTTGATAGCGTGATAAGTGCCTGCAACGATGCTGCAAAAAGCTGGATAAATAATGTTACAACGTTCCTCGCCGCCAACCCGGAAGATTTCGCAGAATACCTGCCGGATCCTTTGGTAACAGGAACACAAACGCAACCCGAAATAACCGGCTCGCAACCCGAATGCCTCAACGGCTCTTTCGGTTTAATATGAACTCATAACCTATAACTCCTAACTCACAACTCATCACTCATAACTCATACCTCATAACTCACAACTCATAACTCCTAACTCATAACTCATAACTCACAACTCATAACTCATAACTCAGAATGGCATTCGATCAAATAACAGGAACCAAAGCAACAGAACTCGATCCGTTCGTCGGCACCATACCCGATGCGCAGCTCATTATTGTTCCAGATCCTGTTACCGGTGAATTATTTCGTACCACTTTCGGCCAGATAAAATCAGATATCATTGCCGCCTTCGGCCCCATTTCCTATTTGGATCCTATCGTAGAAGTTGACACCGTCGCCGATCTTCCGTCTCCGGGCGCACCGCGAACACTTTATGTCGTAACTATAGGTGTTCCGGAAAATGATTATGCCGATGCCAATACACAATGGCGCTGGGCAGGAAGCATGTATATCGAATTTCCTCATGGAGGCACGGGCGATGTTTCAGGCGAAGCCATCATTCGGGGAAATGCTGATGCAGCCCTTCAGGCGAATATCAATGCAGAAGCTGCCGCCCGCGCCGCAGCCGCTACCGGGCTTCAAAATAATATTAATGCTGAAGCAACGGCGCGCGCCAATGCAGATAGTACTTTAACGAATAGCATTAATTCAGAAGCGAATACCCGCTCAAATAATGATGCCAGCCTTCTCGGCCTTATCAATGGCGAAGGCGTTATTCGTGCCAATGCAGATAATGCCCTCCAGGCGAATATTGATGGAAAAGTGGATAAGGTAACCGGCATGGGCCTTTCATCCAATGATTTTACTACCGATGAAAAAACAAAGCTCGCCGGCCTGGAAAGTTCCCGTTTTAAAGGAACTTTTGTAAATAAGGCCGCCTTAGACGCCGCCAACTTAGGCGGCGAAGGAAACTATGCTGATGTAGATGCAGGAGTTGGCGCCGACGTAGCCCGTTATATTTGGGACAATGACGATGATAAATGGGTATTGCAGCAAGGCGCCACCACATCCGAAACTGCCGCCTCCATTAAAACGAAATACGAAAGCAACCCTGATACGAATGCTTATACCGATGCCGAAAAAGCAAAGCTTTTAGGCATTGCCGCAGGTGCACAGGTAAACGATGCAGCCACAACCCTTCAGGGTAACTCCTTCAATGGCAATGCCCAATTGGTAAAAACTGATGCTGGTGGAAAGCTTCCCGCCATTGATGGCAGCCAACTTACTAATTTACCAGCCGGAGCAGTCAAAGCCACGGCCACCGAATTAAACACCGGTACAGATGATGCAAAATTTGCAACAGCTTTAGGGCTTGAAAATTCAAAATACTTAAACCAATCCGGCAGCAAGATTTCTGCCACAGCAACCGGCACTGATACTTATGCAGCTACGATATCGCCAGCGATTACTGCCTATTCCAATACACAAAGATTTTTTATAAAGTTCACCAACGCGAATACCGGCGCCGCTACGCTTAACCTGAATTCACTGGGTGCAATTCCCTTAAAGAAAAACGTTTCCACAGCTCTTTCTGCCGGTGATATCGCCGCCGGGCAAATAGTTTGCGTGGCTTATGATGGCACCAATTTTCAAATCATTGGTGCGCCGGGAAGTTCTTCCGGTGGCGCTGGCGGCTCATCTGTTGGCGTTGCCTCCGGGACAAATACTTATGTTGTCGCCTGTACGCCACCAGTAACAGCATTAACGGTAAATCTTTGTATCAGGGTTAAGTTTACTAATGGAAACACCGGTGCCTGTACCATTAATGTAGATGGCCTGGGAGCAATTGCAATTAATAAAGGCCCATCCACCGCATTAACTGCCGGAATCATTACCTCCGGGCAAATATTCGAACTATATTATGACGGCACGGTTTGGCAGTTAGGAAATACTCAGGCGATTCCTTCAACTCCTAATAAGGTAATTACAACCGATGGCAGCGGAAACTTACAAGGAGTTAATGATTTAATTGATGTAAACAGCACAACAACTGAGGCTACATTAATTGCCGCTACATGGAGTGCAGGCGTTGCCACAGCCACGGGCACACCAGGCACTTATGTTTTAGGGACAACAAGTAACTATTTCTATTTCTGCACTGGCACTAATACATGGATTCGAATTCCCGCCTATCTCGATTACTTGGATATATATCTCGGTTCTGTATCTGATAGCGGCGGCACAAAAACAAGCACTCAAATGGCTGCATTATACCCTTCGGCAGTAAGAGGGCAATATGCGGTAGGCACCGCGGGAATGTATATGTACATGGGTTTAGTTGGCTGGTATTATTTCGCAAACACAATTTAAGAAATGAATATAATTAAGACAGGAAGCAAGGTTTTAACGGTCGGCAACCATTTTATGCAGTTTGGGCGCACGCTTGCGTTTTTGAATGCACAAAGTCCTATCACGACTGCGCAAGGGGGCTTTAGCTCCCCATTGTCCATTGCCATTGATTCGGCAAACGGTAGAATATTCGTAAGCAATAGCAACACAATTTCTATTTTAGATTATACCAACCCAGCAGCAGGAAGCCCAACGGTAATTACACAATCAATGGGCTCGTTCAGCACAATTAGGGGCATAGCCATAGATGCAGCCAATAACAGAATATTTGTTTGTAACCAAGGAAACAACACCGTTTCAATTTTAAATTATACCAACCCAACGGCAGGAAGCCCAACGGTAATTAGTACATCGCAGGGTAGCTTTAGCGCGCCTTACGGCATAGCCATAGATGCAGCCAATAACAGAATATTTGTTTGTAACCAAGGAAACAACACCGTTTCAATTTTAAATTATACCAACCCAACAGCAGGAAGCCCAACGGTAGTTAGTACATCACAGGGTAGCTTTAATCAAATTGGGAGCATAGCCATAGATGCGGCCAATAACAGAATTTTTGTTTGTAACCAAGGAAACAACACCGTTTCAATTTTAAATTATACCAACCCAACGGCAGGAAGCCCAACGGTAATTAGTACATCGCAGGGTAGCTTTAGTATATGTTCGTTTATCGCCATAGATGCAGCCAATAACAGAATATTTGTTTCTAACTACGGAAACAACACCGTTTCAATTTTAAATTATACCAACCCAACGGCAGGAAGCCCAACGGTAATTAGTACATCGCAGGGTAGCTTTAGCGGGCCTTTTGGCATCGCCTTAGACGCAGCCAATAGCAGAATATTTGTTTCTAATTACGGCAGCAACACCGTTTCAATCATCACAAACATTTTCACATAATGACACTACAATTCTCCAACACACACATATTTTTTGCCCTCGAAGCCATCTGGGCGAACCTGGATTATAAATTTAAAAATGTAATTAACCAGCTTATAACGGCAAATAATGACGATAACTTTATGCAGTCACTCGAGATTTCGGAGGATATTTTAATACAAATATTCTCAACCGTTACCGTACTACCTGAAGGCGTGGCGGCTTCGATGAATGCCGAAATGCTCGCCGCTTTATCGCCACAAATAGCCGAATTAAGCAATATCGCCGATGTACAGGCAGGCACCGCCGAGCCAAACGAATCCGCGAGGATTCAAATTGCGATAAATGATATTGATGTGGCAAACAAAGCAGTAAAAGCTGCAAAGATTTTAAACGGTAAAAATAAAATATTGGCATAACTCACAACTCCTAACTCATAACTCACAACTCCTCACTCATCACTCCTCACTCCTAACTCATAACTCAAAAATGAACCTCCTCCTCTATCTTATCTCATTCCTCCTCCGAACCCTCTTCGTCACAATAGGCATCATCTACGATATCTGTAAGATCTTCCGCTATTCCCATTTCGACAGGTCTTTCAAATACATCAATCAAAAATACAGGCGCCTCGCCATCCTGGTTGACCAGTTCGGCAACGCCGCCTGCCCGGAATTCTGGAACGATATCTTAATAAAAAAAGAAAGCGCCCACCCCTTTGGTATCTTAAATCAAACCATCAGCGCCGTCCTGGGATTAAATTACCAGGCCGGCACACTTACCAAAACAGGCCTATGGCTCAATAACGCCCTGAACTTCTTCTGGAAAGGCCATACCATCAAGGCTGCGGAGGAAATTAATGCCATTTCAATATGTAACACCGGGTAGCAGGTATGAAATAAATTGTATAAAAAATGTAAAATAAAGTAGCAAAAATGCTACTTCATTATTAGTATGTATTACATTTGTCTTACGATTATCTTATAAATAGTATGCTAATTATAAGATAAAAAACCCCATCTGTCACGGATGGGGCGAAATTTAAGGGTATGGAGCCCTTGTTTTTACTTGAATAAAATGGACCCTGCCGGAATCGAACCAGCCTCACACGCTTGACTAGGGCAGAGAGGTCAACCAGATCAGGGCCCGCAATTACTTAAACCGTTTGGCGATAATTCGTTGAACGGTTTTTTATTTTGCAATATTAAACCAAAATTTTAGGTTTAAATTAATGGGAAGGCCTTAAACCCTACCAACCAAAACTAAATTCTTTTTCACTGAAACCAATGAAGAAAATATCAACAAAAAAAGGATAACTTTTTCTAGGTATTATCTACAATCAAAAATATCCCACCACAGCCAGCTTTTTGCAACTTTACATGCCTCCCACTCATAACTCATAACTCATCACTCATAACTCAAAACTCATCACTCATAACTCATAACTCCTAACTCATAAAAGGCTGTCCTTTTACTCTCCGCCCCCATTTCCCATTTTTGTTCTAAACAACCAATGAAAGAACCGAATGCTCAAGCCAATCTTAAAATACATCGGGCAGCTAAAAACTGCCGAACAAAGATTATTGGTCATTCTCCTTTTATCAGCGGTCATAGTTCTTTTTTCCTTGCTGCTGTCAGCTAACAAAAGCGCCGCTTACGAAGACAAGCGCCAGATAGAAATATTGCAGCATACGCTTGATTCGACCAGCCGTGCCGACCGCAAAGAGTTAGATGCCTGCAAGGATCAAAACTTTCGCGACAAATTAGACCGTATAGCAGAGCTTGAAAAATATGCGCATCAGCAAGATTCTTTAATCGAACAATTAAGAAAAATAAAATGAAAAACCTCTTTATAATATTAATCCTGTCCGTTTTCATCTTTTGGCCTCAGGTGCAGGGCCCCGCGCAGCCTACTTCCCCCACTTCTTCAGGAGACGGGATGAAGCTGGCTCGTTCGAAGGATTCCATTGCTCATCTCAATAAAAAAATAGAATCAAAATTTGACAGCATCACTTCAGAGATCAACCGCATTAAGAACCGGCCTGCCCGATATATAACGCGCACGCACATACGCAAAGTGAACCATTACCGCATAGACACGGTGCTTGTATTTATTGATACCTGCTTTAACCAGCCACAGATAGATACAGCTTATTTAATGCCTGAAATAAAACCGGAACCCCCGAAAAGAACCTGGTTAAAAAGGCTTTTACACCACAAAAAAAAACCACGCGAAAATTATTTAAAAATAGTTGAGCAATAACTCATCACTCATCACTCATCACTCATAACTCATAACCCATAACTCATACCTCCTAACTCATCACTCCTAACTCCAAAAAAAATGCTTAAAGAATTAAAAGAAAGATACCACGCGGAAACGCCGGTCTGGTTTAAAAAAATACGGAGAGCCAGCCTCGCTTTATCAGGGCTTGGCGTCTCTTTGTTAACCCTCAGCGCCACGGTAAACAGTTTCGTTTTGCCTGACTTTTTACATACGCTTTGCACCTGGTTTGTAATTGCCGGCACAAGCGTCGCAGCCGTCAGCACCACCGCAAAAAAAGATCCTAATGAAAAAGATATTTAACCTTAGGCCTTCTGCCTTCTGCTTTCTGCTTTCAGCGTTTTGCCTGCTGCTTTTCACTTTATGTAGCTGCTCCTCGTCAAAAAAGGCAGTAAATATCAACAAGGCCCACACCGACAGCAGCGTCGTTGAGCACGCGCAAAAAAACTTTTCTTCTATCAAAGACAGCATCAGCACCAGGACAGCCAATTTTAATTATAAAAAGGAAATAAAAAACACCATGCAGCCTGTTGTAATTGATAACGATGATTCTGTTCCCCCGGGCATTGTGGTTATTACCAATAAGAAAACCGGGGGAAAAAAAATTTTTCTCCCGTCCAAAACGATTACCGAATGGGGCAATATTGCTGCCAGCGATCAGGTTCAACTGAGGCAAAAAGTAGATTCTTCAGTAAACCAACAAAAAAGCACAAATCTTATTTCCGAAAAAAAAACAATCGTAAAACAAAAGGAAAAATCAGGCCTCAGTTTTTTTAACCTGCTTTGGCTTCTCCTGCTAATACCCGCTTATATAATCTATAAAAAAATTAAGAACCTATGACACCGCAACAGCAGCACCAGCAGCTTTTTGATACGCTTGAAATCCTTCCGCAAATAACAAAAGGAAATTCGATAATCATTAGCAACGTCCCGGCCATCATCGAAAGAAAAGTGGCAACTATGCGAAGCAACAAAAACCGCTACGAAGAAGTATCCCACCGCTTTGTCAATCCCGGGTTAAAATGGTGGCTCGTAGCGCTTATTCATGAAATGGAATGTACTCAGAATTTTAATTGTTACCTGGGCAATGGCCAGCCTCTGAATAAAAAAACAACTATCGTTCCTGCAGGCCGCGGCCCATTTGCCACGTTCGCCGATGGTGCCGTAGACGCCTTAAAATTGCAACGCGCTGATCAGATAACAGACTGGAGCCTAGGCAACGTTCTGTATTTTCTCGAAGGATATAACGGTTATGGTTATTCTAAATATCACAATATTAATTCACCATACCTGTGGAGCGGTTCTAATCACTATATTTCTGGCAAATATGTTTCTGATGGAAACTATGATCCTGATGCCGTCAGTTCCCAAATTGGCATTGCCCTTTTAATGAAAAGTTTGCTACAACAAGGCGCATAATGAGATTATCATTAACCAAATAAAAACCCTATAAACTCATAAAATGAAAAAAATTTTAGAAAACACATTAGCCTACATGACGCTTGCTTACCTGTTGGCTATAATTGCCGCAATAGTGTATTGTATTTCGCAGGCTAAATTGTAAAAGTTAGTTGGATTTTTCTTCGAATATACGGCGCTGTGTTTCCACACTGGCGCCTTCTCTTTTATCTATCCATGCTTTTATCAACTCATAACCCATAACCCATAACTCATAACTCAAAACTCCTAACTCATAACTCCTAACTCATAAAAGGCTGTCCTTTTACTTCAAACCAAAATAAACCATTTTTATTCTATGAAACCTAATTTAAAATAACCCCAAAGCCATTTCCTCCTTTTCACCTGGCTTTAATAAATGTTTTTCCCTATGAAAAACAGGTGACTCATCCACACCAATCGCCCCGGTATCTACCGGGGCTTTTTTCCGGCCGGTACCGCAGGCCAGGCCGGTAAAAATAAAAACCACGCAAATGAAATACCAAATTACTTTTTACTATCACAGCGACCCGCATAAACTAACCCATCTCAAAACCATCTCCGCAAAAAATTACGGCGATGCTTACAACAAATTCTTTGACGAAATAAAGGAGCAGGTATTTTTGTTGGAGATACATGAAGAAACAAATCTTTAACTCATACCTCATACCTCATAACTCATAACTCATAACTCATAACTCATAACTCCTAACTCATAACTCCTAATTTCCCCCTGTCCTTTTGCCGCCACTCCGCTAACGCTACTTTAGCCCGGTGATACCAATTAATTTATACCAGCCCAGGCAACTCGACTTTACCGTCGAATTCCCAACCGCATGGAACGAGCTGGAACAAAAAGAAATAATTTTTATCGCGAAATGTTTGCTCACCGAGCCGGATCCAGCAGCCGTGCGCGCGTTATTGCTAAAATTTATTATTGAAAACCGGGTAGCGGCCGGTACGCCTGGCGTCAGGCCGCGGTTAAAAGAAAGCCGTAACCCTGAGCTTCCCGAAGGCTGGTTTTTATATCTCGATCCGGAACAAATAGTCATAGATTGCTACCCCCTGCTGGATTTTATTTTCAAAGAAAATAACCTCACCAATACGCCGGGCCCGCTGACCTTTAAAAAAGTAATTTATTACCCGCAACCCTTCACAAAAATCACCTGTGCCGAATACGAAGATTGCGAAGTAAAGGCTAATCAATTCAGTAGCAAAAAAGTTCCTGATAAAGATCTTCTTGCAGAAATTGCTGCCATATTATTTCGCCCTGCTTCAGGAGATGCCCGGGGTGAGGCTTGTGAACCGGAGCATTACACCCTTTTCAACTCCAGAACCAATTACTACTATACCTATCAAAGCGGTAAAAAAGTAAAATATTTTAAAACACTTTCACTGGAAGAATTGTACGGAATATTTATTTGGTACGCCTGCAGCCGTGCACAATTGCCACTCGATTTTCCTACAGTATATGAGGGCGGCAAAGAAGGAAGCGAACCCGATATCATGGCATTCACCAAATGCATCCATTCCGGGGCGGGCCCAAAAAATGGAACCAGGCAACAAATAAGAATTATGGAGCTCTATGAATTTATGCTCGACATGGAACAGGAAGCCATTCATGCAAAAGAAATGGAAGCTGAAATTGAAAGAATGAAAAATCAACCCTGATGGCAAAATTTTATTTACTCGAAAAAGAAAAAGGGCATTACGTCTTTGATTGCCCCGGATGCGGTTACTCTCATTCCATTACCACGTTGGCGCCCAACGAAAGCGGCGCTACCTGGAATTTTAATGGCAACCTGGAAAAGCCAACTGTTTCCCCTTCACTTTTAGTAAATAAAAATCATCCTGAAAGCCGTTGCCATTCAATAATCACCGACGGCAAAATAAAATTTTTAGATGATTGCTACCACCAATTAAAAGGCAAAACAGTAGAGCTGCCTCCCTGCGGTTGGGGCAAACAAACAGAAAATTAAATTATAAACAATTAACAATTAACAATCATGGGAAAATCAGCACAATTAAAAAAATTACGAAGGCTCGCCAGCCAGCTACCAGCCGTAGCCACAAATCAAAAAATGCATGTCCTTATCCAGGGGCACAATTTGCATATTGAAAAGGATAAAGATGGGAAAGCGATAGAGCCAGGCAAAATTTACAGCGTTGAAAAAACTTTACCGGTAAACCATCTGAAAAAAATGAAAGAGAATTATAATAAAGCCGGAATGGCCGGCGCTGCCCTCTATGCCCGCTCAGTGATAGAACACGTAAAGCAAAAGAATGCCATCACTCATCACTCATAACTCATCACTCATAACTCCTCACTCCTAACTCAAAAAAAAATGGTCCTCGATTATATAAATTACTTTAGAAGCCTCGCCATCGCCCACAAAGATTTGCAGCATAACCCGCTCAGCGAAACCGGCGATGGCCCTGTCGGCTCTATGCATTTTACAAAAATCTCACCGGATCAGGTATTAAAAGCCTTGCGCACCGGCATTGGTTTTCCCTGCATGGCCATTGAATTGTACGATACTCAAATGGAAAGCCAGGTAGCGTCTGATATCAGGCCAAAAACATCCGGCGGCTTTATGATCATTGATAATCCGGCCTCACAATCTGCAGCAGATGAAGATGCTGTTTTCGTAAAAACTGAAAAGATTACCTACGATATTTTAAAACAAATTTACCAGGATGTTCTTGCGCCTGGTGCCGATGATGATTGCGCTGCGCCTTTCGCCTTTTTTGATTTTGATAAGTTGAGCATCACACCCGTATTGCGCATATTTGGCGGCCAAAGCGGCTACCGCGTGTTATTTGATTTTGAACTGAAAAAAACTTTAAACATCACCGTGCCCCCGGAAGCAGGCACTTTCTTAATGGATGAGTCATAATTCACCATTCACCATTCACCATTCATCATTCATAATTAAAAAAGAATGCCCGATATCAAACTCACCTTCATTCAAAATTCCCTTCGCGAATTTATGCAGCGCGCAGAAGCCGCCATGATTTCAGCCGGGCACAAAGGGAAAATTGACATCAATTCTATTTCTTATAAAGTGTTGCAAAATGGTGGCGGCGCTTTAGGGCAATTATCATTTAATGATTACCTGCGTTTTGTAGATATGGGTGTTGGCCGTGGCCATCCTCTTGGTGGCTTAAAAGCCACAACAGCCGCCCTGCAGGCGAGCAAAAAAGTAGGCCTTATCCAGGTAAAAGACAATGTTCGAAAATCCAAGAAAATTTATTCAAAACCCGTTTATGGCGAGCTCGGCTTTTTATATGGCAAACTCCTTTATGGGTTTACAGAAGAAACCATCGCTGTATTAAAAGCAGAATTAGAAAATAATGGTGCAACTACCAGTCCTTAGTGCTTTCCGATTGTGAGGCCATTGCCTTTTTCAAATCAGAAATAAGGGTATTCATATCGCTTTTAAAAATTTCGTAAACCTCTTCTGTTTGCTTTTTTGAAAGGTTTTTTCTAAATCCTTTCTCATCTTCAAACGGCACTGTCCTGTTAACCATACTGCTCACCAACGAAAACTGAAAATTATTAATTGTATATTTATAACGCCCATCCTTACACTGAATTAATATACTGAAGCTTATTCTTTTTGTAATGCCTGAACCGGCTAAACCTTTTGTTACAATTTGCACATTGCCATTTCCAGCAACCGTTTTAGCAGCATCATCATTTAATTGAGTTACCGCCTTTCCTGATTTGAAAGCCGTAACAATAAAAAGTTTTGCATTGCTGTAGAGTTTAGAAGCGCTGGCAGAATCAACATTTACAACTTCAGAATACTCATATCTCCCCTCAGCATTCCTGGGAATAGAATCGCTTTGGGCTGTGGCTGAAAAAAAAGCCGCAACAGTAAACACACAAATAATCATTTTTTTCATTTTCGATAATTTAGGTAAATGTAGTTTTCTTCTCCTCTCCTTCGGGGAGAGGGCCGGGGTGAGGTTCATTTGGTAAATTTAAATTATAATAAATAACAACGTCGGAATCAATAAACCCATCTATATCAGTTATTCTAAAAATAAATGCCTTATGGCTTTTATCAATAATTGATTTTACTTCATCTGTTTCATCTCGAGGCACATAACCAATCAGGCCAGATGGTGAGACTACTTTTATTGCGTTCGGATCGTATTTATTATGAGGTTCTTTTTTCAAAGTTACTTGGTCATATACAACGCAATCTTCGAGTTTTTTTTGATAAGATTTCACCTGTAATCCTTTTATTCCAAAATAATACTGATCTGAATATTGGCTAAGATTTTCCTTTTCCATTTGATATTCTTTGATATCAAATCCCCAGTAAATTGGCCTATAATATAGAAGGCTGCAATTAATCTTATCGTGGAATAGTTTATCAAGCTGCTCAGGAATTATAATTCCTTTTTGTTTGAGCTGATGATAAATCTGTCTAACAACATCAGAATCCCGGGATAAAATAAAACGGACTACATCCTTTGGATTTGCTGTTTCCGGGTTAGGAACTGACAATTCCACGCTCTGTGACTGTATGTTAGTAAAAGGGATCTTATTATTGTTCCCCCCGGAAGAATAAGCGATACATACAATAAGTACAATACAGGCAATTGCTATAAAAAATAACATTGCAATATTTTTTGTTAATGAAAATTCGTCTAACCATCATCGTTATGTGCAATCAAATCAAAATTCCTCCAAACTATCCTAAGGCTTTTTTTCGGCTGGTACCTTCAGGCCCTGGCTCTTTTGATTGTAATTCCTTTATTTTTTGGTCTCTTTCTTTTAAAGTTTGCTCCAAAAGTTCAATATATTTCGTTTTATAGTCAGCCTGGCTCTCTTCCAAAATTGGAAAGTTTTCCACATTTCCTGACAAAAACCTTTCTATTTTTTGCTGGTCCTCATACAAACTGGGGCGCGTTCCTTTCTCCCATTTATAGATACGGTCCTTAGGCACAGCAAGCATTTTAGCCAATTTAGGCACTGACAATCCCAGCTCTTTTCGCCTGGCTTTTATTAATTCTCCTTTGTCCATCTAAAAAAAATTTTATCACTTTCTTAAAATCCATTTGGAAAGTTGGAAAGGTTTCCATTATATTTGTGGAAACAATAAGATAAACATAAAATATTTTAAGGTCAAATACAAGAAAAATGGAAAATCAATTATCACAGCGCGAAAGAGTTAGGCAGGAATTGATGCAGATCAGCGACAATGTAACTGATGAAGATAAGCGTCAATTTATTGATATACATCATTTGACACCAACAACAATTTCCGCGTACCTCAAAGGAGATCAAAGCAGGTTGGAAACCGGTCTAAAAATGCTTTTATTTTTTCGCCAAAGAATCCAGGAAAGGGAAAAATTAATTAACGCTGAATAAATGTAAAAAATCTAACTGCTATGGTCCAATTAGACATATATCATAATTACAACGGCAAATTATTCTGTGATTATTTCAGTTTCCTAACCATTTATACGCCCATGTATTTTGAAAACCAGGAAGTAGAAGTAATTCATCGTGGCATTAACATGGGTGTTGCAAACATAGTCAGCATCAAGGTTTTTCCATTCCACGAGCTCCGCGATTCTGTCTCTTACCTCAACATGGGAAAAGCGGCGCAATACCAGGCTGCGGCATTGAACAAGCAACACAATTATGGAAATACAATTGAACGCAACGAAAGCATAATGCACCTGATCGTGGGGTATGCAAAAAGAAACATGGAAGCGCAAAATGATTTAATGAAAGATTGGTGGGCAACTCATAACTCATAACTCATAACTCAGCCTCATGACTATAATACTCGATACATCACGCACCAACTGTTTTGTCAGTCCGTCCCTATGTAAACATTTGGTGGATGCCGGCCTAAGCCCCCAGGTTCAATTTCAATGGAAAGTTTACCACGGCATAGCCAAATTGGTAACGAATGCCTTTGATACAGACAATTATTACGCCGAAGGCGAAAGGCTCGCTGATTATGCAAGCCCTCCCGATTATGTGCTGCCGGCATACAGCATAAAAGATGTTGAAAGATTATTGCCCGTCGGCTGGCTGCAGACCTGCAATGACACTGGCAGGTACGAAGTATCGCTCAGCGACTTGTATTTATGCAATAGCTCTGTGGCAGACAGAATGCCTGATGCCTTTGCCATGCTTCTTCTGGAAGGGTTAAGAAAGAAAGTTATTGATATTAAAAAATTAAACGCAATACTGGAAAAATGAAAATATTTCTTTTTAGTAGGTCAAATATGCATTTGCTTGTTAAAGGTTCAAATGAATTTATGGCTACTTGTTATGCTAATCAATGGCTTGAAGGAAAATATACTTTCAGGTTTGAAACTCATGATGCCGTTGAAGTTGATAATGATATGAGTTTCGGTGTAGTTATTTCAATTTTAGAAGGAGATGTGGGCTGCTATAATTCTGAAAATAAATATTATAAAAAACAAACACAATCCTAAAAGAATGAAATGGAACGGAGAAAAAATATTTTACTGCGTGGTATGTGTGCCATTAGCATTGATGGGCATAGCAGCCGAACAAATTTATTACTTAGGTACCAGGGTAACGACAATGCTTAAACGAAAATAAAAATGACAGGAAATAACGCGGACGGTAACGCGGAGGATTTAAACATCGCGAACATGGTAAGGCGCAAATTGCTGCTTGCGCTTAATAAATATAAAAACGATGAACGGGCAGCGGCAGCACTCGGGATTAGCGAAAGAAGCGTGTGGAAATATAAAAGAGAATTTGGCGTCCATCGCAGCCCCAAAACAAAGGAATATTCATTGAATAACAAAGGCAGTTTAGTGTAAAGGTTCATTCACAGGTAAAAACCCTGTATTTCTATACAGGGTGATTTTTAAAAAAATAAACTAAAAATAAAATGAAAAAATTAATCATCATCTGCTTGTTTCTTTTTCCTGCGGCCGCCTTCGCCCAGCAGGATACCATCTATGCAAAAAAAGTAAAAGTGGTCAACCTGGTTATCAACAGAAAAACCGGCCATGCCATGAGAAAATGGGTCCGGCACCCCAAAGTTCAATCAGGCTACATCATCAAAAGAATGGACGGCTTATACGTCATCAACGGAAAAGTAATGGTGCCGGATAATTACAATCCTGATTCATTCATTGTAAAAAAATAAAACAATGCAAGAAATCAACACAGTCACTACAGAAGAGCGCAGCGCCCTATTCACCGGCAATAAAAGATTGCTGGACATAGAAGCTGTAGCCAAACAAAAAAACTTTTTTGAAACTGCGATCGGAAATAAAAAGAAACAAAACGAAGAGGCAATTGACGAAAAAAAGGAAGAAAGGAAATCACTTTCTTCCTGGAACAAGATGATACGCATGCTGAAAACGAAAGGCGCATTAATCACCACTAATTTTTAAAAGATGCAAACATTTATCATTATCGCATTTATCGGTGCTGCTGTTTCGTTTTTGTTCGCACTCATGCTTTATATCAGCTATTTCAAAGACATGAGAAAAGAACGTAAAAATAATAATACACGCAATTTTTAAAATAATAAAAATGAACCAAACAATCAGCGAACAGGCACAATTAAACATTTTAAATGCGATATGCCATTTGGAAACAAAAATGGCTGCCGCTGGGGCTAAAGCCCGGCTATTTATTTTTGAAAAAGATGAAATCAATGTGGCCATTCCGTCTGAAGCCTTCCAGGAAGTGTTGGGCACAGCCTATGAATTAATTTGCGCAAAGGCTTTCTCCGAAATAAAGAAAATGTTGCACGAAGCCAAAGCAGCTCCCTTAGCCTCACTCGAATCAAAAGATAAAAAACATTTCTGCACAAACTGCGGCTATGACAATTCTTATCATACATGTATAAACGGAGCCGATAGCCCAAAACCTGGCAGCATTTCTATCTGTTATAATTGCGGCCAGGCAGGGATTTTTATGAAAGATATGTTGGTACGAAAATTATCTGCAGAAGAAATGGAGGAAATAAAATTGCAGCAGCCGGAATTGTGGGAATACATAATGATTGCAAAAAAGGCGGTTAAAAATAAAATGGTTTACGAATAAAAAAAATAAAATCATGAATCAGCAACAGGAAGAAATCAAAAAAAAATTATTAGCCCTTATCGAAAAGGATAGGAAGTCAAAAAGGTTGTCTGTTAGGTTAATATCCGATGAAAGAGCCAGAAGCGGCAGTGTACTCTCAGAATTAGTTTGCCGTAATGGAGATATGGTATTAATGGTACTTTCTGATCCGGGGTTCGATGAACAAAAATTAGCCCTATGGGATTCAGCCATCCTCCAGGCCAACGAGTTGTTGGATTTAATTGCACAAGAAAAAATTCATGACTACAACAATCCTAATTTTTTCAAAGCAATGCAGGCCATAGTTCCGGATTATGAAAAAGAAATTACTATTGATTTTTAAAAGAAAAAAAAGGTATGAAAATCAGGAGGCTTAATATATCGCTGATCATTTTTATGGGAATATTCATAGGCCTTCTTTTTGATGCCATTCTTGACGTTGGTAAAATTTTTCCTGCTGAAACAATGCGCTGGACGGATGTGTTACTGATTGCAATATTTATGATCAGCTTTTTCACTTTAGGATATTTTACTCATAAAGATCAAATGGCTTTGAGCGAAGAAGAAGATGATGATGAGCCTTTTGATGATTAATAAAAAATTCAAATAAATATTCACTTTAAAAACAAAAAAATGCCAGGAAAAATAAAAAAAGAAATTGAATTAGGCAACAAGGTTAAGGACATCGTAACCGGTTTTACAGGTATTGCCTCCTCAAAAATAGAATATCTGAATGGATGCATTCAATTTGGTGTAAAACCTCCCATAAAAGACGATGGCACCATGTCTGAAATAATCTATATAGATGTTCAGCAGTTGGAATATGTTTCAAAAGGAGTAGTGGTAGATAAAATAGAAACCGGCGGCGATCATCCGGATGCGCCACGCCATTAATCATGAGTAAATCAGAAAATGAGATGACAGAAAAAGAGTATGTCGATTATTATAAAAAGTTTGACGATTCGACTGAATTTGAGAAGTATTACCGGTTAAGGTATAAATGGATGCATCGAAAAGCAGAATGGGCACACGTTATAACAGCTTTTTCTAAAACGAAGTTTTACAAAAATATTCATCAATGAAATACGAAAACTTTAAAAAAGCAAAATCCGCGGTTGAAGAAATTGATAAGAGTAAAAGTATTTTAGCCGATTTACAAAGCGAAGGGATTTATGTAAAAATAATGAATGGAGGCAGCACGATAATGAGCCTGGATGCAGATCCTTCGTCGTCCGAACATGAATTTAAAAGTAATGCCATCAGCTTCATCGATCAGCTTAAGCTTCATTACAAACAAAAAATTATAAAATTAACCGCCGAATTAGAAGAATTATAAATGAAAAACCTGGCAACCATACGAACCATGAATTCAGCGATGCTGTTAACCCCCGGAGAAAAAAGAATTGTAGATTTGATTTCTACTGCAATCATTAAAAAAACTTTCAAAAATGAAAAAAGGAATCCGCTATTTGCGCTTCAGCAAAGACAAACAAAGTGTGTTAAGCATAGAGAGGCAAGATCTGGTAACAAGCCTGTGGATGAATCATAATGGCATAGAAATTTTTGACACTTTCATCGACGATGGCTATTCGGCAAAAACTTTTGACCGTCCTGATATGAAAAATTTGATGCTTTTTGTAAAGAAAAATTACCGGGAAATTGATTACCTCGTGGTCGCAGAGCTCACGCGCTTCAGCCGTGATTTAGGTGATGCCGTTAACCTGGTGAAGAGCATTCAAAAAGCTTATGATATCAGAATTGTAAGTGCCAGCCGCGGCGCCATCTACGATTGCAGCGATAGCAATTCATTTTTCATGATGTCTTTGGAATTCCTACTTGGCAATTCCGAAAACCTGAAACGCGAAAGCGATATTAACGGCGGCATATATACCGCAAAAGCAAAAGAAGGAAGGTACATCCATGGGCAACCTCCATATGGGTATTTTAAAGATGGTACCGGAGCAACATCACGGTTATGCATAGACGAAGAAAAGGCAAAAGTGGTTCGTTACATATTTTCAGCTTACTTAAAAAATGTTCCTTTCCTAATCATCTATGAGGAAGCAAAAAAAATAGGCTTTCCTCATAAGGGCCACGGAGCCATCCAGAAGATCCTCAGCAACCCGCTTTATTCTGCGCAGCAAATGGTAAAGCCCTGGCGCGAGCATCCGGGAGGATTGTTCCCGGCGCTTCATCAACCGATCGTCGACATGATCACCTGGAAAGACGCGCAGGTGAAACTGAAAAATAAAAGCCGCCCGGGAATATCTATCTCTGATGAAATGCCTTTGCGTGGCGTCTTACGCTGCCATTGCTCACAACCGGTAACGGGGGCACCGAGCCGCAACCGTTGGAGCAATTATTATTACTATTACAAATGCAAGCACAGCCGCCACGTAAATATTTCCGTAATAAAAGCGCATGAGAAGCTCATCGCAGCCTTAAGTTATATGAGCCTTACGGACAGGATGGCCTATGCAATTCAAATCAGCAGTGAGCAAAAATTTGATGAACAGGTAAAAGAAAACCGAAAAATACTGGCGAAGAAAAAAACAGAGCTCGAAGAAATTCACGATCGTATCGAGAGCCTCGAAGAAAAATACCTGGCCAACAAAATCGAATTTGAAACTTACAACAAATGGTTTAGTGAGCTACGCCAGCGCCGCACCATCACCAGGGCGCATATAGATCAGTTACAACGTGATGACAGCAGCTTATACCTGCTGATGCAAAACAACATTGAGCAGTTCACCGACCTGCCCTATGTATATAAAAATTTAGAAACAGCAGCAAAGCAGGAATTTATAAGAATAGTGTTCGACAGCAAACTCTACTGGAGAGACAACATCTATCGAACCCCTTACATCATTCCTGCATTTTCACATAATTCATTAATTCTTAAACAAAAAGAGCTACTCGTAATAGAAGAAAAAAAGGGGCTTTCGTTGAAAGTCCCTCAGGGTGGAGC